TATGAAGGAATGTTGGTGGTCAGGAGCGAATTGCGTAGTGTTTGTAGCCACCATCATCAACCTGTCAGTGGTGTTGCTTACATCGGTATTATTGCTGCCGATCGCCTTATTGGTCTCAGCAAGTATACCCGTATTGCTCAGTGGTGCGCTCGTCGTGGAACTCTACAGGAAGAGCTGTGCAATGATATCGCGAAAGAGATAATGAAGGCCACTGGCAGTAGCAATGTGGGTGTGTATGTACAGGCTGAGCATGGCTGCTGTACAAATCGCGGCATCATGGCCAAGAGCAGCCTCACACAGACTACTGTGCTAAAGGGTAGTTTCTTCAGCGATCCCGGTACAAAGAAGGAATTCTTCGACAACATCAAACTACAGCAGGATTATTCACCACGATGAGCGGGCCATATATTTCAATGCAGGCAGTACCTGAAAGATTCCAATCTAAACCAAAGAAGCTGGGATGGTTCAAGCGTTGGTTTTTCCGTATGAGCGCAGAAGCCCGAGATCACACATTATCAGAGTCCAAATCAGCACCAAGTGATATAGTGTGGGCTGGACCTATCGGTAAACAGGCCTCTATCAACACTCGCAACAGCATCGATATGAGCCTGGTCAGAGCAGACGGTGGTTGGATTGTCCAATTCCAATCCTATGATGATCGCGCCGACCGCACCAATGTTAACCATTATGTGATCCCAGATAGCGAAGATTTAGGTCAACGCCTGAGTGAAATAATCACACTACAATGCATGAGATGACAATGACGGAAAACAAACATAATTTTTTCCAAGTCGATTATGAATATGATACCGGACACCTGATACCAGACTGGCGCAACAGTGCGCCGGCCGGAACATACCTGGTAAACAGTGGTGGACCCAAAGACAGTCCAGGATGGATATCCTTCCAAGACAGACACCTCCAAGCTAGCGGCGGTGTGGATTTAATGCGTCAAGCTGAATTACGCGAGCAACACCCTGCATTACAGGAAGCGTGGCAACAATACCTGGCTTTGTTACACGTTTGCAATGATAAGTAACCTACAGCGGCGCTCACGGCTTCATCCCGCTTTACAAATTCTGCAGCCTATGCTATATTAAAACATAGGAGAATAATATGCAACCAATCACATACAAATATACCAGCACCAAGGAATACGTGGATGCGTTTCCCTGTGCTTATCGTCAGTGGCGAGCAGACAGCCATTGCAACATGATCCACGGCTATGCTTTCAGTATGAAGTTCTATTTCGGCACCAATGATCTGGATGTTCGCAACTGGGCGGCAGATTACGGCGGTCTCAAGGAGCTCAAGAAGATCCTGGAAGATCAATTCGACCATACACTACTGGTAGCCGAAGACGATCCCGAGCTGGCGACATTCAAACTGCTACAGGAAAAGCGGTTAGCCAAGCTGACCATCCTGCCCAAGCTGGGCTGTGAGAGCCTGGCAGATATGCTGTACAAATACATCAACACAGTGTACATTCCAGATATGTGGGGGCCTGGTGAAGCAGAACGCTTGTGGTGCTATCGTGTGGAAGTGCGTGAGACGCAGGCCAATATGGCGTTCCGCGAAGGACATCGCGAATGGAACGAGGATTTAGATTAATGGCACTATCTAAAAGAAAGAATGATGTAAAGTTTTTCAACTTGGAAACAGGTGAGGTTGTTTGCACATTCAACCAATGCCTACATAAATTTACCATAATTGGTTCCGAAGATATAACACGGACACCAATTGTAGGTGTAGACGATAACGATAAGTTTATCAGGACGGAAGTTGTGAGCAAAACATACTTTCATCAATGCAAAGAATGTGGTCGAAAGGTTAGTGATAAAACTGACAAAAAGAAATCTTATCACAGCTATCGAGATAACAAAATGGAAAAGATTGTTTCTAATAAGGAAACATTATGAACAGTCTAGAGCGCATCTGGGCTAGAGCAACAGGGCACGTGATGGGCGAGACCGATCACGATCGCCCTGATGTACCTATCTTGACTTTGCGTGAAGCAAGGATAGCTTTGTTCTTGAAGACCTTCTGGGTGGTGATCCACGTGATAACCTGCTTCTTCATCATCGCTGGAATAGTGAGGCACTGGAATGGGTGAGAATAACTGGACGGTGGAAATAGAAGAAGATAAAGAAACGGGAGATCTGCTTCTGCCGTTTCCTCCAGATCTGCTGGCCCAGATGGGTTGGGCACCTGGAACAGAACTTTGGTGGGAAGATAACCACGATGGTTCATACATAATAAGAGAGAAAAAACATGAGTGATATCCTAAGCACCATACTGGTTGTTTGTAGGGAAGGTTTTGAAAGCGTCCTGCTCACAGCTTTGATTTTAAAATTTTTACCAGAAGATTTGAAGCCGCAATATTATATCAATTTCGCACTGTGTTGGATAATAAGCCTGGCGCTGGGTCTGTACGCTGCAAGCGAATTCCACGAGCTCGTGGAGCAGTGGGAACCCGTGATTAATATAGTGACAGGACTGGTATTGATTTATATCTTCACCACCAGCAAAGCTGTCTATGAGCACGCCAGAGAACACGCAGAGGAAATAACCACAGCCACGTGGATCAGCACACACATCACTATATCATTCATAGTATTGCGCGAAGCTGCCGAAAGCACCATATTCCTTGCTGGTAATATCAGCAGAGGATGGGACAATACCCTAGTGGGTTTGGTTTTAGGTAGCGTGTTGTTAGTGGCATTATTGAAATCAGCCAATCGATTGGGACAGGCCCTGGTCAATAAAATTATCTTCCGTGTAGTTGGATTTAGCTTGCTTTTGTTAGGCGCTTATTATATAATAGATGGTATAAACGACATATTTGCCAGAATAGTAGAGTACATTTAATGTTTGGAAAAAACGAAATCGTAGGACAAAAATACTTCAACGAAGCTGCTGAAGATCAGCTGTACGTCACAAGTATCTTCTATACACTTCAGGGAGAAGGTCCCTATCGCGGGGAACCAGCAGTGTTCGTCAGATTAGCCAAGTGTAATCTGGCCTGTAGCTTCTGTGACACCTATTTCGATGGGGGCGATTGGCTCACGTTTGATGAGGTATATGAACGCGTCATGGCAGCGGCAGTGGATTATTTTGGTGGTGAAGTACCTGGATGGTTCGAACAGAAGGTGGGATTGGTCATCACTGGTGGCGAACCTATGTTGCAAAAGAATCTGGGAACATTCTTGCACAAGGTGAAAAACTTTTTTGCTTGGACACAAATCGAGAGCAACGGCACTGTATGGCAGGACATCCCGTCAGAGACTACATTGGTATGCAGTCCCAAGTGTCTGGAAAAGAATGGACAACCAGTAAAATATCTCAAACCTAACACTGATGTCATGGAACGTGCAGATTGCCTGAAGTTTGTAATGAACGCAGATCCCGATAGTCCCTACAGCAGCATACCAGACTGGGCGCAGGAATATGCGTCAGCTGGTAAAAAGGTGTTTGTGAGCCCAATGAATGTTTACAATCGTGAGCCCCAAAAGAGCAAGCAGATGCGTAGCACCAAGAACGACATCAGTATGGAAGAACGCAGTGCTGTGGATGAAGTCATCAGCTTCTGGGAAGAAGGACTGTTAAATATGACAGAGAACCAGAAGAATCACGAATACACAGCACAGTATTGTGCTCGTAACGGGTACACACTGAATCTGCAGATACATTTATATGCTAGTCTAGCTTGAGGCTTATATGGAAGAACAACTGGAATTGACCGAAGAAGAAGTGTCGTTTTTGGTGATAAAATACTTGTATGACCAGAAATTACAAGGTAGGGATCAAATATCATTAAGCGAAGTTTACCAATATCTAGGCAATGATCTGCCCGATGACGAGGAAGATGTATGGCTATGCATCAATGAAGACGGTGAAGGAATCGTGGCTTTCCAGGACGAACAGCGTAAAAAGCGTTTAAATTAGCACTTGACAGGTTTGATAAATAGTATATATTAATAGTATACAGACCAGGAGGGTCAGATGCGTAAACTAATCCTAGCTTCCGTAGCAGTTGCAGCAATTTTCTCAGCAACAGCAGCAAATGCTGATTATTACCGTAATCGTGGTGGGTACCATCACGGTGGTAGGGGTGGTGGCTGGGTAGCACCTTTAGTGGGTGGAATGGTTTTGGGAGGAGTCCTATATGGACTGAGCCAACCCAGTTATGCCGCTCCCCCCACATATTATCCTGCGCCGCCTGCTTATCGTACCGAATGCCAGATCGTGCCGGTGTATGATCGTTATGGTTACTATCGCGGAGAACGCCGCGAGTGTTACCAAGTTCCTAATTATTGAGGTATATATGTCAATCATCGATTCACTGTTCGGCTGGGCAAAACCCAGAGAGTATAAGACGCCCGAGCAGCCTACGTTTACCACGGTCACTGTGACCACAGAGACCAAACCCAAGAAACCTCGCAAGCCTCGTGCCAAGAAACCAGAACCAACGCCAGAACCTGTGGCAGAAAAACCACAGGTCAACGCAGAGGTGAAAGTGCTTAAATTGGATTTCGATCCTCAGAATCCCCGATTGGGTAGTCTGGAATTGGATTGGAACGACCAGTTTATCGACTTGCTGGCAGAGCACGGATATCGTGGCAACAGTGCCGAAGAATTAGTGGATGCGTGGCTCAACGACATCTGCAGGAATATCCTGGCTAACAGCTATCCAGGCGCAAATGTGACAAATATGGACGGTAGTCGTTACGTTAAACAACGTGACATCGGTGATGGCAAGACAGAAGTCAGTTGACATCCTGTCAGAAAGTGTTATATTACTACTATGAAATATTTACTCGTAGATACAGCCAATCTGTTCAGTCGTGCGCGGCACAGTACCCCTCGCGGTGCTGATACCTGGAGCAAACTGGGTCTGGCCCTGCACATCACTTTCAACGGTATCCTTAAAGCTGACAGGCTACACAAGCCTGATCACGTGATCTTCTGTCTGGAGGCACGTAGCTGGCGCAAGGATCACACCGGCAGTTATAAAGCCAATCGCAAAGAAACCCGCGATAAGATGACCACCAAGGAGGCCGAAGAAGATGCAGAGTTTTGGGCTTGTTTTGATGATCTCAGCAAGTGGCTTGCTGAGCGTACCAATGCTACTGTCATTCGCGTGGAACGAGCTGAAGCAGACGATCTTATTGCCCGATGGATTGCACTACATCCAGAAGATCAGCACACTATCCTTAGCAACGACAGCGACTTTTTGCAGCTATTGGCACCGAATGTTGACATCTACAATGGACTTACCAACCAGCTGATCAATCTGAACGGTTACTTCGATGACTGGGGCAAGCCTGTCAAGGACAAGAAAACCAAGGAAATCAAGACAGTGCCTGATCCCGAATGGTTGCTGTTTGAGAAGTGTATGCGTGGCGATGCCAGTGACAATGTCATGAGCGCCTATCCTGGTGTACGTACCAAAGGCAGTGCCAAGAAGGTGGGCCTCACAGAAGCCTTTGCTGACAAGGACAAGAAAGGCTGGGCCTGGAACAACATGATGTTGCAGAAGTGGGTGGACCACAATGGTACAGAACATCGGGTGTTGGATCGTTATCTGGCCAATCGTGAACTTATCGATCTCACACAACAACCGACAGAGATCCGCGATCATATCGACAGCCATCTGCTAGCTATCCAAGCCAAGAACAACAGCCAAATCGGTACGCATCTGATCAAATTTTGTACCAAATACGAGCTGGTCAAGATGACCGACAATGTGAAATATCTGGCTGAGGTACTCAGCAAAGCATTACCCAAGGAGATTGTCAATGCTTAAGAAGTTAATGTTTTGGTCGCCATTGTTTGTCCTGGCATCTATTGTTTTAGACACTTATATCCATTGGGACGATGTGGCATATCGTACCCTGGCAATCACAGCCAGCTTAGGTTGGTTGATGTATTGGGACGCACTAAACGACCTGCATAAAATCGAAAAGGAACAAGATACTGATGTTAAAAGCTAAAAATATAGTGGAGAACCGTTTCTGGGTTCTGGAAAATGATGCAGGAGAACGCATAGGTACTATCGCTGCGAAAAAAGATGCAGTGAGTTATCGTGTGGATGGTCAGACAGAAGATTTTCCCACTATGGCAGAAATGATGCAGAAAAAAGGCATCACTATGTCACGTAAAACCAAAGATCTCAAGCCCAAGATCAGTACCAATACCGATGTATACGGTTATCCCACAGGGCATACACCACATAACCAGATCTGGAATGTGCAGATGCGGTTGCCAATGTACACTAAGACAGCCAAGAGCAGCAGTTATCATTGCGCCGGTTATTATATAATAAAATTCGATAAAACTTGGTGCAAGAGCCACACACCCAAGCTGATCACATTGCAGCGTTATCCGTATCTGGGCCCGTTCAAAACCAAAGAAGAACAAGCCATTAGCCTGAGAAAAACCCTTGAGACCGCCTAGCACTTACTGGATTCGCAAATTCAATGAACGGGTGAAATCAGCTTCTGGATCTGGCAGACAAGTGCTGGATAATGATGAAATCCGCGGTGTGACCACAGAATTACTGGATGTACTGTGTTATATCACAGAGCTGGAAAACAAGATAGACGATCTAGAAACACAGGTCAAACAGAACGATCTGATAAAAGTGGAAATATTAGGAGATAATTTTTAACTGTTTTGTTAACAGATAAATAATATATCGATTATGTCACGGCCTAAACCTCAAATCCTAATGGAAATAACTAACAAAGCCACATATAAGTCAGATCAGGTTCTGGCCAGTGAAGGTATATGGGCGGTTTACTTCGATAACAAGCCTATCAATCTGAAAACCAGCAGTCTGTTAGCCCAATACCCTGGGCCCAAATATAAGAAAACCAGCTTCAGTAATCCAGGCCACGCTATAAATTTGTGTAAGAAACTCAACATCCAATACAAAACGACCAAATTCAGTGTGGTGCTGTTGAACCAGGGCAGCCAGGTATTTCCTGTCAAAAATGAAAAGCAAATCTGAATGGACCAGAGAAATATATCTGCTCTATAACTTCAGTAATGATGCTGTGGAGACTATTCCTGCCAGCATAAAATTGATGCTGTGGTATAATCTAAATGAAAATCGCGGTCTGAGGCTTACCACGGTGGCTGCTGAATTGTTGAAAGTAAACAATTACAAATTATACGAACATCGTATGGATATAAAAAAATACCCTATAAGCAGTGGTATACTGGTAACGATGGATCGCATATTGAAGATGCCCTGGTATTGGGATAATAAAAGCAATCTGACACTATTGGACGGCGAGGTCAGCAGTATGCTGACCTTGTGCGATGGCAATCTGGACCAGACACTTAAAACTCTGGGTTGACATCAGTGGTCTTTGTGCTATCATAATTACTTGATAGGAGGGATCGCTATGTTCGATATGCAAACACATTACAACGAATACAGCAAAATCCGCAATGCAATCAACACATTACCTGTGCAATCCAAAGCAGATTTCCAGAGGATGCTATTGACCCAAGAGCAATTAGTGTCGCATATCTTAAGAGAACAAGTTGTTTGCAAGCAACGTCGCAAGGTTACCAGAGACTACAACGAGCTTTTGGTCTTGTACGATAAACACAAAGAACATCTGGAACATCAGCTGGTTTTAGCTGTATTAAGTGCTTGACACATCAGATATCTGTGTTATATTGAATTATAAACAGAGAGCAGCGAATGTCAGATTTTTTGGAAAGATTACCCAGCACTTTAGAGTTTCGCGATGCATTTCGCCAGGCTTTGAAAAATAATGGTGTGCAGATAGACAACACCAAGACTACCAATTTCAGGGGTAGCTTTTACAATCTCATACGCAATATGCGGCTATTGGGTTATCCTTCTAACCTGATAAAGCATACCAGATCGGTGCATTTCGGTTTTAAAACTGATGACGAAGCTGCTGTAAAACGAGCTATGGATGAGATCAAGGTATGGTTTAGTCTTGCAGACAAGCATCTGGAAATAGACCACAAATGTAGCTATAACAACGAATATCGCATTTCTTGTATTTGTGTCCTTAACTAAGAGGCTGATATGACCGAACAAACTAGCGTTACCCAAGTACCATTGACCGAAGCATTGAGTGCTGCCTGTGCAGCCCTGCGTATCAATACCAAATATGTGCGCCGAGAAGAAGCAACGGAAGTAGTCAAAGCCAACAGCTGGCTGATGTCCGATATACTTCTCGGCAAGACGGAAATGACAGATGCAGACCGTGAAGAAGGGGCCAACCTGTTGGCCTTCCTGCAAGGCAAGTTGCCAGATCTCATCGCAGAGACGCTGGAAAGCTACTGGCAGAAATGTGTGCTGATGACCGAGATGAAGACCATCCGCTTGGATGATTACAAGAACATCGCTTTCATAGCCAGTATGCCCAGCAGCTATTTCAATGCCCAACAGCGTGAAGAAATGATCACGCAGATGAATACACTGGCAGAGAACAGCACCTGGTTCGGCAACAAGGGCGATGCTTTTCCTGCACAGCGTGTAGAGATCGTGGGTGCGGTCTACAGCCGCAATTACTTCAAGTGGTACCACACTGCTCTCACGGAGCAGAAGAACATGATCCGGTTTCCCATGACCGATAAGATCGAGCCAGGAACATCGGCAGTTATCAGTGGCAAGATCCACAAGCACGGTGACAGCAACACGACTATTTTGCATTATGTGCGAAAAAAATAGTTGACTGTACAGTTATATGTGTTATATTAAATTATAATTTGATGATGGAGAAACTAAAAATGGCTAAGAATACCGAAACTTTTACCGAAGTCCGTAGCGTTACCCTGCAAGCCGCCAAGCGCGAAATCATGGTGTGCGCTCGTCGCAAGCGTCCTGTGTTCCTGTGGGGCGCACCGGGTATCGGCAAGTCCGAACTTGTGGAACAGATCACTAACGAACTGGGCGGCAAGATGTACGACCTGCGACTGGCACTCATGGATCCATCGGATCTCAAGGGTGTGCTTTATTACAACCCAGCCGTGGGTAATGCTATGTGGAACGCTCCACCCGATCTGCCCAGCGCAGAAGATGCTGCCCAGTATCCAGTGGTTGTGCTGTTCTTGGACGAAATGAACAGCGCCGCACCTGCTACACAAGCCGCTGCCTACCAGCTGGTTCTCAACCGTCGTGTGGGCACTTATGAACTGCCTGACAATGTTGTTATCGTTGCCGCAGGTAACCGTGATACCGACCGCGGTGTCGTGTACCGTATGCCCAGCCCGCTTGCCAACCGCTTTGTTCACTTGAACTTGCGGGTGGACTTCGACAGCTGGAACGACTGGGCACTGAACAACGGCATCAATCCCGACGTTGTGGCTTACGTTACCTGCAACAAGAACGACCTGTTCAACTTCGATCCACGTAGCAGCGGCACCAGCTTTGCTACACCACGTAGTTGGTCGTTTGTTAGCGAGCTGTTGCAAGAACAACTCACGGACACCGAACTCAACGATCTGGTATCAGGTACTGTGGGCGAAGGTGTCGCACTCAAGTTTGCAGCACACCGCAAGGTTGCCAGCCAGATGCCCAATCCCACGGACATCCTCAACGGCAAAGTGCGCGAGCTCAAAACCAAAGAGATCGGCGCCAAATACTCTTTGACTGTCAGCACCTGCTACGAGCTCAAAGACAGCTTCGTGCGTCGCGGTGCCGAACAGATGAAGGAAACTGACAATGCTGCTTGGCACCAGGAATTGGACAATGTGTTCCGCTTCTTCCTGGACAATATGGACACTGAGTTGCAGGTCATGATGTTGGCTACGCTGATGCGTACCTACAAGCTGCCGCTCAAGACCAGCAAGATCACCAACTACAAAGAATACCATCAGCGTAACGGTGACTTCATCCTGAGTGCTGTCAAAGACTGATGCCCCCCGGCCCTCCATCATCAAAAATGGGGGGCATAGGAAAGGGTCTGATCACAGCAGATCCAATTGGTAGGCGAGGCGGGGGCCGTATCAATACTTGACATATCAGATAGATATGCTATTATGGTATTATGATGATAGAGGGGTCATAATTATGTCAAAGAAGAAAAAGTTACAGAGTTTCATTACCACAGAATTTGATGCCAAAGCCGATGCACTAGCTCGTGAGAACATCTTGCGGGCCCGTATCGCTCTTGTGCTCAAACAACCGTTCTTTGGTAACCTAGCAATGCGGCTTAAACTAGTGGCTGCTGACAGCTGGCTGGAAACTGCCGCCACGGACGGTCGCCATTTCTATTACAACAGCAAATTCATCAATATGCTGGACACGCATCAGAACCTGTTCCTGTTCTGCCACGAGCTTTTGCACTGTGCCTACGATCATATGACTCGCGGTGCTAAATGCAAATACCCCAAACTGGCTAACATCGCCATGGACTATGTTGTGAATGCCGATTGCATCAAGTACAGCCTGGGCAAGAAGATCACACAGGTGCCGTTGCTGTACGATAAGAAGTACGAAGATTGGAGTTTCGAGCAGGTGTACGAAGACCTGCTCAAGAATGCCAATGTGATCGATATCGAAGATCTCATGGAGCAGTTGCTGGACGATCATCTTGAAGATGATAAAGAAGGCAATGGCAACAACAAGGGTAACAAAGAAGGCAAAGGCGGTGGCCGTCCTAAACTCAGCGATGAGGAAAAGGCTGCTATCCGTGACGAATTCCGTGAAGCACTGTTGGCTGCTAACCAGGCTGCTGGTGCAGGCAATATGCCCGGCAACATCAAACGCATGATCCAGGAATTGACCCAGCCCAAGATCAACTGGCGTGAACTGATTACCCAGCAGATCCAGAGCACTGTCAAGAACGATTACACCTGGGCTACGCCCAACAAGAAACACTTCAGCCAGGGTTTTGTGTTGCCCAATATGCGTAAGGACCAGGCTATCGATGTTTGTGTGGCTGTGGATACATCAGGTAGTATCGGCAACGATCAGCTCAACAACTTCTTCGGTGAGATCTCGGGCATCATGCAGAGCTTCGACGATTACACCGTGAACATCTGGTGCTTCGATACTGCTATCCACAACCCACAGGTTTATACCCTGAGCAACGGCGATGAGCTCATCAATTATGAGCCCAAAGGTTTCGGCGGTACCGACTTCGATGTCAACTGGCATTGGATGAAGGAAGAAGGCGTGGAACCCAAACTGTTCATCGTGTTCACCGACGGTGAACCCTATGGCAGCTGGGGCGATGAAAACTACTGCGATACGGTGTGGATCATCCACAACAAACACAACAAGAACATCGTACCGCCGTTCGGTGTCAGTGCTTACTACGAAGATTGATTTTAGATCAGGTTTTTTAAGCACCTAGTTATTTTTAATTAAATATCTCCGGTATACCAACGGAGATATTTTTATGACAGACTCGACAGAGCCAGTACAACCTGCAAGCATCACTATTCAGGACATTGGATTCTTGCTGCAAATCGTAGAAACTTGCAGCCAACGGGGAGCATTTCGTGCAGAAGAACTCAGCAGTATAGGCGCGATTTACGACAAAGTTAGACAGTTTTTAGCTGCCAATATACCGCAACCCGAAACAACCCCAGAGGAAGGAACAGAACAATGACATTTTTCAAACACGTAGGCAAAGTTAATAGCAAGAAGGTAATTATCGTACAGAGAGCGATGGCTGATGAGAATCATATGGCCTGCGTGATCTACAGCGATATCATGCCCAGCAAATATCACGACGATGTGATGAAGCTACTGGAGTCGCACGAAGGTCAGGATTCATATGAATTCAAAGACATCCTGGAACGTCGTATGATGGCCGAAGGCACCAATATGCTACAGGCTCTCAGCAGCGAAGGTTATCTCAAGAGAGTGCCAGCAGCAAATGTGATGGTCACACCCAACAGCAAGAGTGCTATGCGCCTGAGCGAATTGGTGGAACTATTGGCCAGTGTGGGCGGCAAGGGGCCTGATGCGGTCAGTAGACTGGAGCGTATGGAAAACCAACAGGGTTTCGCCGACGACGCCAAAGCTAGGAAGACCGATGCTATGGTAGCGGAATCGGTCAAGATCGAAGAGCTGGTACCAGCACCCGCAGCCCCAGTAGATACCAATGCGCTCATGATGCAGATGATGCAGACTATGCAGTCTATGCAACAACAGATCAACGAGCTGGCAGGCACTAAGACACCTGTTAAAAAGACAGTGACCAAGGCAAAAGCAAAAACCAGTGCCTGAGGATAAATTCAGTGACGAATTTTATGAACGCTGGGATCATCTGATTTCCGACGTGGAAATAACCGATGTTCCCATGCGTTTTATAAAAGAAGTCAACATACTTTTCAATGATGGCAACACTGTGGTTTTCGACGTACAACAGATGCTATTAAATGACAAGCCCGGCCACATAGAAGAGTGTATAGAAGTTTTTCTGGATGATCAGGCTGATGACATAATGACAGTGGACTTTCACATCAACGTGGGCGCACTGGCTAGTGAAGTAGAAACAAAAACCAATCGTTTATTAGACAATGATTAAAGCTATCTTTGCAGTCGATTTGGAAGGTGGTATGGGCAAAAACGGCTCATTGCCCTGGCCTCACGATCGCGAAGATATGCTTTGGTTTAAAAATGCCACCACTGGGCACGTGGTAGTGATGGGGTCGAATACCTGGATAGATCCAGCTATGCCCAAACCTTTGCCCAACCGACACTGTGTGGTAGTCACCAATCAAGATGTCAGTCAATTTCCTAAAGCACACGACATCATAGCCGGAGATGCGCTGATTCCCAGCCTGCAGGTACTGGAACTGAATCATCATAAAAAAGACATCTGGATCATAGGAGGTGCCAAATTGATACACAGCACAAAACACCTTTTCCGTCAGATCTACCTCACTTCTTTTTATGATAATTACGAGTGTGATGTTATAATAGACGTACAAGAGCTTTTATCTGATTATAATTTTCAGTATGAAAGTTACGGCAAAAACAAAATATTCAGCGTGTGGCATAGGAAATGAAAAATTATAACGAGCTAATTAGCAAGGTATTATGTGAAGGTGCAGCAAGTGCGGATCGCACTTGCGTAGGCACCATAAGCCTGTTTGGCGAGCAATTACGGTTCGATCTCAGCGAAAGTTTTCCAGCAGTGACTACTAAAAAGTTGGCCTGGCGAGCAGTTGTGGCTGAATTATTGTGGTTTATAGAGGGCAGTAGTGATGAAAGACGATTGGCAGAAATCCAATTTGGAAGCAGAGACCCAGCTAAGAAGACTATCTGGACAGCTAATGCGGATGCTGATTATTGGAAAAGCAAAGCATTATTTCCAGGCGATTTGGGCCGTGTGTATGGCGTACAGTGGCGTGATTGGCATAGTCCTAGCTTTAGTGGCACTTACAGCTTTACGAGCACAGACCAATTAAAGAATCTGATTGCAGGACTTAAAGCAGACCCCACAGGCAGACGCCATATACTATCAGCTTGGAATCCAGGAGAGCTGTCACAGATGGCATTGCCGCCCTGCCATATGATGTGCCAGTTTTATCTGCGTGATCAAAAGCTCAGCTGCCATATGTATCAGCGTAGTGCAGACCTGTTCCTGGGAGTGCCTTTCAACATAGCTAGTTATGCACTGTTCACACATCTGATCGCCAAGGAGATAGGTGCAGATGTGGGCGAATTAATCATCAGCTTTGGCGATGTCCACGTGTACACGAACCACATGGAACAATGTAAACTACAACTAAGCCGTGAACCGTTGCATCCTTGCCAGCTGGACATCAGCCAAGTGGCAAGTATCTATACAGCAACAGTGGATCAGTGCCAGCTGATAGAGTACCGAAGCCACCCTGCCATAGCGGCTCCAATGGCGGTGTGATATGAATATTGTCATCACCGGCGGTATGGGTTTCATTGGTCATAATCTGGGACGGCAACTCAAAGCCGAAGGGCACACTGTGACCGCACTGGATGATCTGAGATTTGTCACAGACAGTCTGTACAACTACCGCAATGTACACAGTTACGATGAGCTAAAGATTGCGGACTGCACCAGGCACAATTTCAATCCTGACACAAAAGCAGATGTTGTGATACATTTAGCTTGCCATCCCAATCAGGCGGCTTTCGACAATGCTGGACTTCGCACAGCCTGGAGCAACACCACTGTAAGCACCAATGTAGTGGCACGATGGGCTGTGAAACAAAAAGCAAAATTGATATACTTTAGCAGTAGCATGGTTTACGGCAACTGGAATGGAAAGATCAGCGAAGATGCCGAGCTGGCACCGATCAATGATTATGGTAGAGCCAAAATGTTCTGTGAACTAGCCATACCAGAAACAGTCACAGATTACGTGATAATCAGACCCACGGCGGTTTATGGTCCAGGAGACAACCCCCGTCGGTTGATATCCAAATGGATCGATCTGGCCAAAACAGGTCAAGACATACCAGTGGTAGATGATGTCACAGCACTGGATCTCACTCACGTATATGATGTATGCCGTGGCATAAAGCAAATCCTTATGTATATGCCTGCTCAACAGACATACAACATCAGTGCAGGCACCAGCGTCAAATTGGCAGAGGTTGCAGATTATATTATCTCATCCACTGGCAGCAGCAGTAAAATCGTATACACTGGTAAAGAGACAAATATGCCAGATAGAGGCAGCTTGGACATCACAAAAGCCAACAAACATTTATTGTATACCCCGTCTTGGGATTGGACCAACGGGTTGAAAGAAATGATTGAAACACATGATAAACTTCTATAATGTACAAGAGCAATATGCAGATTGCAAAGCAGAAATAGATCACGCAGTGCAGGGCGTGATGGCTGGTGGTCAATTCTTCCAGGCAGACTACAACGTTCAGTTGGCAAACATCATCAGCAACAGATATGGATATGCCAATGTGCAGTTGACGAGCAGTTGCACAGCAGCACTACACGCCAGCTTGCTAGCACTAAAACTGCCTGCTAACAGCAACGTAGCTGTGCCTGCTCTCACATATGTGGCTACAGCACAGGCAGTGATAGCTGCTGGTCACAATCCGGTGTTCATAGACGTGGATAAACATTGGTTGATGGATGTGAACGATCTGTACTGGGCTATGTACAGAGAACATAAGATAGCCGCTGTGATAGCTGTGGACTTGTACGGACAGGGCCCTGACATAGAAAAGATAGCGGCCCTGTGTCGCGATCGTGGCGCCAAACTGATAATAGACGCTGCTCAAAGTTTCGGTCTGCACAGCAAAAAATATAATCAATTGGCAGCAGATGCCATATGTCTCAGTTTCAATCCCCTGAAAAACCTGGGTGGTATGGGCGGCGGTGCTATTGTCAGCACCCAGCTGGATCCTGTGTTGCTCAGAGCCATATGCCACGAGGGAAAAACCAGCAGTGGCCCAGCAGGGCAAGCTGAATATCACGGATTAAATTACCGTATGGACAGCGTACAGGCTGCTATGTTGACAGCAAAGTTGCCCTACTATGACCGTATGAAACAACGTAAATTCGACATCTGTGAACGCTATTACGCAGAGTTTGCAGGGCTTGTGGAAATGCCAGACAGAGCTGACAGCGGGCATCAACATTACATCTTTGCTATGGCACCTGACAATGCAGACACAGTGCGACAGAGCCTCAGCAATGCTGGTATAGGCACAAGCAGCCATTATCAGAGACCGCTCACGAGCGAACCAGCGTTCAGCTGGTATTACAGGACTTGTCCCAAAGCAGATAGATTGGAAGGCCGTATAATCAGCTTGCCAGCTCACTGGCATCTGAGTGATTCAGATGTGGACACAGTGGTCAAAGTGGTTAAATCTGCGCTGTGACGCTGACTGAAATATTCATCTAACCATCGCCATTCCACGGTTTTCAGCAGTTCGTCGTGGTACACCAAGCTGCCATAATATTCTATGGCATCTGCTGCGCCCATCAACTGCCAATCTGCATCTGATCCCATGGCATTATGTTGCCACTGATGCAGGCGATATTGGCTTTCGATGGTCATTTCACTTATATTGGCATCCAATAATTTGATCACTTCACGAAAAGCGGTACGCCAGCTGATAACCGGATCGGTCAACATTGTTTCGCTGACTACTTCAGGCACCACCGTGTGTTTTTGTGCCAGTGTTATATCCAACCCACCACGATTGTCCAACATCAGTCTCGCATTATAAGCGATGGGAGCCATATGCCCATATGTCAGTCCAGTGTTGAGATTACGATTGTGGAATATGTAGTGTTTGGGTTCCTGCCAATAGTCTGGTGTCCAGTTCATCTCGACCAGGCTGGGCAAAACCTGGCACTTGGCGAATACTGCTATGAACCAGGGCGTGGTGCTCATACTGCTTGCTGCCTTGTAAGCAGCCAATCTGCCATTTACACCTGTGAGCAACTTGGCATCAGGACAGATGCTCAGTAACCGCTGGTAATTCGCATCAGCATCTGGTTCGCCATTGCTGATGAAGATAACATCTGTTTTTTCATCTGGCGCACAGTATTGTTTTAACAGATATGGATATTGATATATTTCTGTGGCGCAGACACAGTCCCTGGGTACCAGACTGATGCTGTGGCTTTTATTGAGTGCCATCACTGGTCTTTTTTCCCACAGGCACACGATAGGTTGCTCAGGCACAGATAGACCGCTGGGCACGAACAGGCTATACAAAGCGTGATCGCGTTTGATCAATGCCTCAGATAGACTGTCATTGTCATATGATACCACTGGCCAGGGTTTACGTTTCACGCTGCTGTGATCGAAATTGAATTCCATCTTGTCGGGGTCGAAACTAGGCACGTGTATGAGGAACGTATCACCTTTCTCACAATCGCCACTGGGCCAACAATGCACCTGATGCCTCTGATCCAGGTCGGGCAACCAGTGGAAATCGAATCCAGTATAGTCACAACAGTCTGCTATGATCCACAGCCATTCCTGTTCAGCTTTGTTCACAGCATTACGGATGCTCTGCTGCATCGTGGTTATCAGTTTGACGTTATAATCTGCGGTGTGTGGTTGCAGGCCCGTGTCCAGGTTACACACATTGGTATGGTGCTGTAATTGTTGCTGGGTATGGTAATATTTGTACCCGGCGAAATCTGAGATGGCGTCCTGGTGTATCAGCCAGGTATAACTCAACTGTTGTTTGTCTCTGAGAGCGAAGCAATGGATGTATCTGGTGTCCCAGGCATCTGGTAACCAATCGAACGCTGCATCATCATACTGTATGCGTCGGTCTGCTATCCAGGTCCACTCCCTGCCTTGTGCTAATTCACAGGCAGCGTGGTAATCAGGCTTCTGTTTGCTGTGATCCTGCCAATATAACACAGGTGTCACATCGGCTTTGAATCTCAGATCGCTTTTACGGTATATGGTATGGTCCAGGCCGTCCCTGTTTACTAGCCTGGTATAACTGAGGCTTTCTGTGCCAGCTAGGCAGAACGCCTGTGTGCTGTACTGATCCCAGGCATCTGGTAACCAACTCCAATCCCAACCAGTGTAGTCCACACGGTTATCAGCCAGCCAGGCCCATCGGACATCTTCAGGTATGGTGTCAGTGTCATAATAGATGGGCGTGTATTTCAGGCGCAGATCGCTTTTATGGTATTTCTTTATCTTGCTACCACGTGCCAGCCTGGTATAGCTCAGCTGCTGTGTGCCGGCCATTGCGAATTCGTGATCCTGATCCCAATCATAGATGCTGGGGAACCAAAGGAAATCGAATCCTTCATAACTGACTTCCTGATCAGTGTGCCATTGCCATAAGCCAGATGCCGCTCTTCTGACCGGTATCAGTGTATCATAAAAATGTTCGCCACTGCTGTCAGCTGTCAGCAACCAAGTGGTATAACACTCTGGATTGTTGTGGCTGGGCCAGGCGTGATTGAACTTGGTTTGATGCCTGTGTGGTATGAATCTTAGATCGAAATTGGTGTAATCTACGGCACGATGTAGCAACCACACAAACTCCGTGTTGGCTGCTGCTAATGCACTGGCTTTTAATTGTTGTATATCGGTACAATCGTCATAATCGTACCAGTAGATGTCAAACATGACTCTGATAACCTGGCATCAAGTATGCTATCTGACGCTGTTCATAGTCTGCATCAGCCCAGTTATAATCGTATACAGCCACATCTGTGCCCACTTGCAGGCTATAGATGTCAAGATGACGGCTCATGGTATTCCAGATGCTTTCCACGTCGGTTGTACCGAAACTACGTTTAAAATCTATCCGGCCTATTTCCAGATAACCAAGGCTCAATTCCGGGTCAGCAGGATCATATCCCTGGCGTTCCAACCAGATGTTGAAATCATCTATTTCCTGCGTATGCCAGGGTTGATTGCCATAAGTTATGTCACGTCCCCATTCGATGTCGAACTCACCGCTGTAGTATTGCAGGTGCGTGATGGCATCGCAAGTGGCTGCATCTATATCTGGTGCGCCTTCGTCTCTGAACACTTCCATAAGTGTCTTGCCTATCTGTGTCCAGTGCATATACACGTGGCCAAACTTGCGATCGAAACCGTTGGCAGCAAATCCTTTACGATGTTCTCGATTGAGTTTATATCTGCGAGCATTCAGGAATGTGGTTATCTGGCTGGGCCTGACCCACTCGGGTGTGTAATGTGCTTTACGCAGGCTCAGACATAATGTCTCTATTTCGTGACACAGATTGTTCAGTTGTCTGATGCTGTACTTGGTTGCAGCATCTACTTTCTTGTAGTAATCACTGAGATTTTCCACAGTGCCTTGCAGATGCTCAAAATGATTGTGTATGAGATTCATAATATCATGGTTGGGTCCACCACCGCGCTCACCAGGAATATTAACATCAGTAAAAGGCACCATCACTTGATCCGGAGCGATCAGATCTATTTGCGGATAATCTGGTATACCTGTATTGATCTGCTGGATATGTCTGTTCAATTGTTCACACAAGTATGATAGATCACGCTGTGTCCTGGGCCAACCGTGCCAGCAGTAATTCTTTTCCAGATGGCTATTTTTCTGTATTTCTTGTTGCAAGGCACACAACCAGTCTGCTGCCAGTTCTGTGCCATTGCCATTGATATGTATGGGTAATAATTCCAAGGGAAACAGTGGATTTCTAACCGTCATTATTAAATCATTCATCGATGCTTCTCCACCAGTCTTGAGCTGGCTTGTATGCTGATAATATACTATCCATAGTCAGATTGCAAGTTCTTATTTGCTCTAATTTCTGGATATGTGCTTTGCCTCGGCGAGCAGCCTGCTGATACTCATCTGGCCACTGCTCTGCGAATGTTGGTCTGGTTTTTAGATGCTGTAACACTTCCACGATGCTGCGATTACGATCAGATATTTCCGATATTATCTGATCTACCCAGGGTTCCAGGATGTGTCTGGGTAATGCCAGTGGGCTCATCATTATGTCTGGTGTGAAGGCGAATACAACCTTGCTCAATATGCCAATATCAAGATCAGCACCAAGAGCCACAATACCGGCAATATCGGCAAGGCCAGGTAGAGTAAGAGTATGATCAAGACGAATTTGAGCAGGTCGTCGTTGGTGTTTAATGCCCTCTCTAATATTACGAACAAAAGTATCATAATCAAGACCAGTTCTAACATATTCGCCTATGGCTCCTGTTGCGTCCAGACTGGCACATATCTCCCAGTGTGGAAAATTATCCAGCAGTTGATAAAGGTTACCCTTCTTGTCGTTTATATAGCTGAGGTTGGTGTTGTACCTGATGCGAACCTGATCAGCATATCCCAGCTCTACGATACGATGCATGAATTCCCAGTGTTCTTCATACAGCAGTGGTTCTCCACCCACCCAGTATATTTCTCTAACTGATTTATTTTCGATGGCGTTGCGGAATTCTGGTATCACAGTATCGCGAACAAAGTGTCTGATCTTGTGACGATTTTCTGGTCGCATCCAATGGTTTTTGGGATTGGCCAGATCCACCATATTGTTCTTTTGAACTTCTATCTCCCATTTGCTGCTGAGCATATCACCACACATACGGCAACTGAAGTTGCAAACGTTACTGTAACGATAGTCCCAGCTTATGGGGCTCAGACTGGTGGTGCCGTCGGCTGCGGTATGGTTAAGGATATCATCTCGCAGGTGACCGAACAGGTGTCCGAAATAATCGCGGTAAACACTAGTGTTGAGAAGTTTTTTATCGCACACTTGACATTCGTCAGGTACTTGGCCACTGAGCCATTTGGTACGTACCTGTCTCACGTGCTCGCTGTTCCACCATTGATCCAATGCCAGCGGACGGAATTCTCCGTCACCGCCTGCCGTGTCTATGTATTGACGAAAATTTTGGGCAGGTTCTCTGCTCGCACAACATAGACGGCGTTCTCCTTGAGGACTGATGTAAGTGTGTGTCCAGGGTGCGACACAAAAATCATTTGCAGAGATGACCGTAATCCTTTTCTAACCAGGGAAATATTTGCCGCCAATCGGTATTACGACGCCGATCTATTTCATTTAAAAATATCAATAATTTTCTTATCTCATCCAGATTCTGGTTGTTGCTGTATATTTCCTTTATCAGACCAACAAAATAATCTTTTTGTCCTAGATAATTGATTTTATCAAATTTAACCAAGCTGCGATTTAAATCTTTGCTGAAATATTTTCCAAAGATGTTGGGAGCCAGATAGGATGGTTTAACGATGGGCATAAACCAAAAATAAACAGGATTTATTTTGTTCCAGGTGTTGATCTTTTCTATAAGATCAGGTAATGTTTTCAAACCGATGTTGGTCAAAGCAGCATTGACAGTCACAGTGATTGATTTCTGTTGCAAGATGTAAACGAAATTTTCTTCCCACTGTTTCAGATCCAGACCAGTGCGGATGTATTCTGCTTCAGGTCCCCAGCAATCCAAACTGCAGGTTATCTGTAGGCTGCCTATCTGCTTATCGGTTATCAATTGATTGAATTTATCTATATACTTCTGCAACTTCCATTTGCTGGTTTTCAAATTAGTGAAAATGACTATTTTTATTTCTGGGTTGGAGTGTTTGCGGAAAAATTCCAAACACTCGTCCATCTCTTTCTGGAAAAATGGTTCTCCACCCAATATCTGCAATATCTTTATGTGCTGGTAATTTTTTTCCAGATATATCCATAACTGTTGTTTCAATTGATCATAATTTTTACCGTTGGCCATGTCATTACTTTTGACTATTTCACTGTCTATGCGGATACTGCCGAATTTTTTCAATTCCTGTTCCCATACACTGCTGTAATAGGGCCCACAATAGATGCAACTCATGTTACAGATATTATTGAAATATATTTCCAAGGTAGTGGGTGTGACGTTTGTAGCCAGGGGATTTTCTGATAATTCATGGGGAGTGTGTTCTCCTGAAAAATCTTGTTTGATGACTCGCTCACTTACACCCCCGGCCTGTTCGATATCTCGACAGTACTCACAACCATTTCCGGGCCATTGGCCCTGTAACATAGCTTCTCTATCTCTTATCTTTACAGGTAAATTATGAAAATCCTGGAAATTTTCCACAGTAAGGTCTGTCTGCTTGCAACGATGACAACTACTGGTGGTCTCCCTGTGCAAGAACACCGTGCTCCAGTTCCATTTTAGCCTGCAGGCAGTGGCGGTTTTGATGGGAAATTCTGACGTCATAGGTTGTTCACCGGTAAGTTGGCAACGTTTTTCAGATAATCGATATTATCTAAATATTGTTGGTGTCTGGGATGTGCGGGTTTCCATACTGCTTGATCGTCGAAATTAGGATAGGTGTTCCAGTCCAGGATTTTAGTAAAGTTGATCTTCCACCTGGGATATTCAGACATAAATTGTTTTGCCAACAATAGGTCATCCAGATTAAGAGCTTGCACTACATAGGAAAAATTTACCTGTAGCTCAGGTTTGGTATCCCTGAGCCAATGTAGATTTTCCAGGAGATTTTTATAATTTCCACCACGTCTGACCTGCTCATATACAGGTTTACTGAAAGCGTCGATGGATATTTCCACCTGTTTGATTTTATCTTCCATATGTGACAATTTGTGCCATCTGTCTTTCATCAACAGTCCATTGGTCCGCAATTTTATCTCACTCTCTGGATGATTCAACTGGAATTTAGTCACAAAGTCAATGTACAGATTGCTGGCAAATAAATCGCCATCGCCAAATAAGGTAAGTTTCAAAGGATGCTGGTATACATTGATCAACTGCGCCAGCTTGTCCAGTATTCGTTGTTTCTTGTCATATTCAGGACCGGATTTGTAGTACACGAATTCATTACGACAACTGGGACAGGTCAGATTGCAACTGCGATCCACTGCTATCTCGATGATATAGGGTCTAGCTACTGTGGGCAATGATGATAAACCAGTGCGATTGCCTTTTAAAAAACTACAGATATTCAAAGCACAGTATCTGTAACTGCCATCCGCTACGCCGGATTGGATTTCTTTGGCTCTGGGACTGGCCATTATTTCTTCCAATGAGCCAAAGTCTTGCAGATTGCCCACGCTTATGGGCAACCATTCGCTGCAACCACATACAAAGCAGCGTCCCTGATGATCTATGTTTAGGCTATTCCAGGGATATTCACATATGCAATCTAATTTTAAATCTTTATCGAAATCCATTTTGTGTACGCGATACTTGAATCGCATATCTGGATCAAGATCTTTGAAAGTTATCTTACTCATAACTTATCGCCCGTGCCATCTCAGGATGATGATCACTGTATTTTTGTTTACGTTGGCGATCGCTCTGTTTCAAGACCCTGACTAATTCCCTGGTGCGATCAGGATAGGCCATCTGCATGAATTGTATCACTCCGGCGATATCTTCTTTATAAGGGCCCTGATACTCTGCAAATTTATCTGAGACTATTTTTTTAGCACTGGCATTAAGAGCTTTTACACTGAAATGATCTGCGCTGTGTAACACGTTGAAATAGACGAAATCGAAATGCTGTTGTTGTATCCAAGGTGCTATCTGGTCCAGATAATAGACATTCAGTGCGTTCACAGTGATGCACAGTTGCAGAACGATGTTGCTGCTGCCATCTCTGAGCTGACGAAACTTATCCAAGTTAGTTTGAGTATCTGCCCATTTAGCACCATAACGCTGGTACTCGAATCGCTCATACATATCATCCACGCTCACCGCTATCTCCACTTTCTTGAAGTGCGGCCATAATTCCAGGCCTTTTTCCGGCACTATGGTGGTGTTGGTGTTGTAATGTATCTCTATATTCTTGCTGTGACCATTCTGCACTGCCAATTCCAGTAATTCGAAATGCTCGTCAATCAGGAAAGGTTCGCCACCTGTGAACTCGAAGTATTTGACCTTGTGCAGGTTGTCTCGGAGATCCGACCAGAAATCCCGGCTGTCCCTGGGCCAGTTGCCGCTCTTGAGGTTTGCTCGTGCAGTGGTATTTTTTGGGCTTATGGCTATCTCTTCGGCTGCCCACTTGCTGCTGCTGAAACTGCCACAGATGCGACATTTGAGATTACATATATTGCCCAATTTAAGATCTATGAATTGCAGTTGGTTGACACCTGCATCTATACTGACGCTGCGTAGCTTGTTGATGCTGTGCATACGCTTGCTGGTCCTGCCAGCTGCTTCTTCATCCCAGCAACGCACACAGTTTTCTGGTTTTTCATTCTGTAGGAATTGCTGCCTCATCTGGTTCATATAATCGCTGTGAAAAGCATCAGTGAGGGTATGGCTACGCAGATCTATGTCAGGTATGGTCTCTGTGCTGAGACAACAAACCTTGCACTTGCCCATGGGATCTGCTTCTATGCTGGTAAACGGTAGTGGACAAAAAGTGTTCATAGCAGGTCCTTGAATTCAGGTATGACATCCAGGATGTTTTCTCCACGTATCTGATCCAACTGATTGGTTTTTTGCCAAAACTTGGCCAGCAGATGTGATTTGTCCTCTGCGTTCATGAATTTGATAGCACTCTCGAATCCCACGGTGGCCCGGGTCAGTGTGTCGTGTGGACGCAACCATTCCAGATGTTCGGTGTATAAATCGGTTATCTGTTGTTTGGATTTCACAGGCAGCACATCCAATCGATACCTGTCAGGATTTTGTAGGATGTTGATATTAAGATCCTGGTGCTTGATGAAACCTTTGCTGACCCAGTCTTTGTGGAACTCTGGCAGATGCCAGGCGTTCATTATACTGAGCGTGGGACTGATGTAGAAATCCACACCAGGACATATCTTGAGCATCTGTTCTCTGTTGGATTCCACATTGGCCCACTTGGTGCCCTTGCGTATGTATTCTGCTGTATCACCCATAGCATCCAGGCTGGCACCCACGCTGACACTGCGAAACTCTCGCCACAATTCAAGCACATTGGTCTTCTTGTAGACCAGTTCGCTGAAATTGGTGTTGTAGATCAGCCTGACATTGGTCCTGCCTCTGGCTATCAATTCCTTTAACAGGCGATAATGTTCTTCCATTATCAGTGGTTCGCCTCCAGCAAAATACACCTGCTCCAGATTATCGATCTGGGGTTCCAACTGATTCCATATGTCATCGGGATCGCGTCCTGCGAAGTTGATGCGTTTGTTTTTGCTTTTCCATTCTTCTCCGGCCAGCTTGACCTGATCATCATACCAGTTACTACTGAAGATATGTCCACAGCTACGGCAACGCAGGTTACACAGGTTACTGAATCTGATGTCCCAGTAGATCAATCTCATCTGTTCCACGGTACCGTCGCTCAGCGTGTCATCCGTCAGAGCGATGTGATGTCCGAAATGCTTGTTGGCGCTCAGTCGCATACTGAAGAAACCCGACTGTTCCTGTTCATAACATCTGGTACAGCCAGCAACAGGTTCGCCATTCAACATCTTCAGTCTGACATCACGCAACGCCGTGTCATTCCATATTTCTTTTATGGTTTTATCACGGGTATTGCCTATGACATCGGCATCGTTGGTGTTACAACAGGGATATGCTTCTCCAGTGGGAAAAGCGTGGATGTGTATCCAGGGGTACATACAAAAACTGTCGTTGTTGTATATGAGATCCTTGTGTTTTTCAGAGAAATTCTTGACAGGTACGAGTGGGTCTTTGCTGTTATAGTTGTACTTCATGATACCATTCTGTTAATAGTGGAAAGGCTGACATAAAATCCTTGCCACGCCTGCGATCATACTGTATGATGAATGCACGTAGATCTAGGTCTAATGTCATACCATCACTGGAATTGTTATGGGGTGTGGTAGCTGTATTTAAGTATTCGATCAGGCGCTTTACGTGTTCTCGCTCCATCTCGTGCAATAGATCGCTATCAGCATAAGTGTCCAAGAACAGTCGCAACCTATCACAGCACTGTTGTTTGATAGTATCAGGCATTACCACGGGAGATTGGAAGCTGGGAAATCTCAGGATGTTTAATGTGAATGTGGGTTTGCTTTTGCCATACTGCCTTTTGAAATCCATACACTGTTCCAGGAAATCTGGCAGTGTGGGTAAACATAATCCGTTGATCGTACACATCATATGGAAGGCTTTTACGTTGCCGTGTGTGAGTAATTTGTGTATATTGTCGATATAATCAGTGTACACCAGCCCATCGCGTATCCATTCGGCCGCTGAACCTGTGGCCTCGCAGCTGGTGTATATCTCCATATTGTCTATGTCGTGGGTGGCCTGTATCAACCTATCGATCAGATCGGGTTTAGCACCCAGGTTGCTGTTGACAGCCAGCCTGACATCGCTCTTGTTTTGCCGGAACCAATCGAACAATCTCCAGATATGCGGACTCATCAAGGGCTCGCCACCTGTGATACGCAACTCACGTAGCGAGTTGTGTAGATCCGTGTCCCACCAACGGAAAAATGCTTCCACATATGGATTGGTTTCATCCAAAGCATACAACTGGCTGGCACTGTGCTCGTGAGTATAATGATTGCGACCGTCGCTGGTCAGATTGGTATAAGCACCATTCTGTTTGATATCTTTGACCCAGGTTGTGCTGAAAGCTGGATTACAATAACTGCAAGCGAAATTACAGGTCCTGTCGAAAGCTATCTCGAGTGTACGCAGATTGAAGTCGCTGTGAGGATCGGCGAAAGCATCCGATAGTTCTTTTTCACTATAGATCATACTTTTATAAGGACGATCACTGATGGCATTAGGACTATTGTCTTCGATGCGCCAGCAGTATTCACATCCTGCAGGACGCTGCCCTTGTGCCATCATCAATCGTTCTGTTTTCTTTTGGACGGTATTGTGCAAGGCACGTGGATTGATGGCGACTTGCTCTGCACTTACTTTATGCGGCAGAGGGTGATGGCAGCTGGTGGTCTGTCCGGATCCCAACCACACTGTAGCATTATACCATTTGGCACCACAGAAGCTGGCGCTTTTTGTATCTAATACTCTTTGTTTGTATTGTTGGAAAGATTCGTTGGATTTTTTGCTACGCATTGTCTGCCCTGTACTTACACTCGTCCCACCACTCTGTCATTTCTGGGAATGTATTTAAAAAGTTTGTACCACGTCTATTATCGTGTTCTGTAAAAAATCGGTAAAAGTCTGCTTTGACCACAGGATCGTCCCGGCGATTGGCTCGCATCCAATCCACAACACGTTGTAGCCGCTGTATCTCATAATCTTTGAACCCTTGGAAACGCCGGGTTTCCGTTTCAGGAGTCTGTCTCATCCAGTCTGTGATCTGTTGCAGCTTCCAAGCATAGGCTTCGGGCATGATGTCCAGGCACTGCCAAGTTGGGCTGCGTAGTATAGGGGTATCGAACCACACACGTTGATAATCAGTGCTGAATTCCTGTCTGAGTTTCAGGATGGTATCCAATAAATTTTGTAAACCACCTATGCTGAGATTGTTCATTGTTATGATGAATGTTATGCTGCTGCGTTTGTCCACATCAGATAAGAACTGGCCCACGTTGGTTATCATATGGTCATAATCCAGTCCGTGCCTGATATAATCTGCCTGCTCGTATGCGCTGTCCACACTGACAAACTGCATGAAGTGTTCCACAGCACCAGTGTCACATATCTTCTGCACCGTATTGATATACTTGAGCATCAGATGATCTTCTACACTGAAGTTGCTGGTGACATTCAGATGCAGATCAGGTTTGGGATTTGCTATCACATAGTCCAACACACGAAAGGTGTTTTTGTCCATAAGCGGTTCACCACCGGTCATACGGAAATGTTTCAGTTTAGGATACAGATCCGGCCACCAACGCCAGAACGCTTCTACATAAGGATTATGGTCACGAACAGGAATAGGCTTACGATCACTAGCAAAATATTGTGGATCGTTATGTCTGTTGGACGTGGGGTACGCTCCATACTCTTTGATCTCCTTGGCCCAAGTGCTGCTGAACTGGGGGCTGCAATAACTGCAACGAAGATTGCAAGCACTGTTGAAATTCACTTCCACGTAACTGGGGATCACATCCCAGGTCAGTGGGTCTTTTGTGGTTATGTCTGCATAGGCTTCTGCTGCCCAGGGTTCACCACTGCGGTAATGCCTGTCGCTCAGGTTACCCGTGGCTTCCACTTTCCAGCAATAACTGCAACCCTGCGGTTTCTGGCCTTGGAGCATCTGTACTCGTTCGGATTTTTTATGACTGGTGTTATGTAGCGCACTGGGGTTATCTTGTAAATCATCTGCATTGATCCTGTGTAATGGTGGATGATAACAACTGTTGGTGTGTCCAGTTGTCAGGTGTAGGCTGGTCTGTTGCCATTTGGCCAAGCACAAGGCTGGTCCGAGCTGGGCTTGCATCTGCTCAGCACTGCTCATGAACTCGCTGTTGAGTGTGCCGTCGGTATTTACTGTCACTTTATCACCGGAATTTTCTAGCTGCGTCACGCAGGAAACTCCTATACAAGTGTTCTGGCATCATTATATCTATATTCTCATAGGGTTGTTGGTTGCGTTTGAACCAGGCGCTTTGTTCTGGTGTGAGTTCCACGATATCCAATGCTAATCTTTTGGTCAATACCTCTGTGTGGAAATCTTGATTCTCTTGTGTCCAGCAATCATCGTACAGTTGATCCAGTTTATGGAAATCACGCACCTCAGTATAGTCCCAGTCTGGCTCGAACATGACTTTATAGGCACCGTGGCGAGCTCCTGCGATAGCCCAGTTGCCGTTCTCCACATCTGCGCCCACGCTACACCATATGGCCAGATTATCACGATTACCCACCCAGGTTTCAGATTCGAAATCTTCTGGATCTATGCGCCTGCCACGAGCCAGACACAGCTTGACGCCTTCGCGGAATCCAGCTCGCCAGGCCTGGTGTGATGTGGCATTGGGATATGTGGTGCTCCACACATCGTGCATCGCCCAGTAATCGTCTGCAAAACAAAACTCCACTAGGGTCTCATCGGTACCGTCCGTGGCTTCGTGTGTTTTCATATTCTGCACGAATGTCTTGGTCCAGCTACTGATGCCACCATTGCCATAACACAGGCCGTTCACGATGTTGCGAGCCCGCCAGCGGAATACTTTGCTATCGTTGGTATGATCTATGCGTAGCGTCTGATTGAAAAATTCCGGATCGGGACGATTGTCGCCGTCTATCAAGATGAAGCGTTCTGTACTGCTAGCTGCGGCTGCTGCCTTGTGTGCAGCATCTGAACCTTCCACACCGTGTACACGTTTGGCCCAGGGTGCGATGCTCTTTAGATATATGAAATTTTCATCAGCATCAGGTTCATCATAGCTGAGGAATACACAATCCAGATCCGAAACGTCAACTAACTCGACCATAACCCCATCCTTGAGCGCCTGGATAATCAGCTGACACTGCAAACTGATTATCGTTATGTAAAGTATAGTACACATTGCCACCTGTTTGCAATCTAATAGTTGCTGTCGGTCGCATATCCACCGGTTTTCCGTCTATGACTTTGTAATCAGCAGCTCTGTTGAATATGAAACTATTGTCGACCACGACAAAAACTCCTGGCAGGTCCTCATAGGTTACCACTGTGCCAATTAGAGTGTGGGGATCATAGTATAATTTATAAACCAATTTAACACTTGGTTTGGTCTGTTGTTCAACCAATCGGAAAACTTCAGCCCAGTACTCTTCGAAATTCATACTCATATCTATCTATCAATTCATCAGTAGCGAATGTTTTCTGTTGGTAATGCAGGGGCCTGTGCTGTTTATAACCGCCGATAACAGGGCTGTGATCATCTTGTATCTGCCAATCCAGCTGTTCTGTCCACATCTGTTTGCCAGGTAGATTTTGCACCTCTGGTTTCATATGCACAAAACCAAATTTGGTATCTGCTGTGTGAATCTGTAAGATATTGTAAGCCAAGGCATATACTTCGTCCGTCCTGGCCGTATCATATCTACAGTTGATCAGGTAATGATCCCTGTACCAATTCCAGTCCAATACGATCTGGTTACAAGTATCGTAAAATTGTTTTGCTGTGAGATCATATTCGAAATAAGTCCAAGCACTATAGATATCTGGCAACATATTATCATCGAAAAGTTTACGTTGGCTGCGATCTGTCGCAATACGATGATCATATGTGTAAACTGTATGAGTAAAATTTAAAGCATTTTGTCCATATATGTTCCACATATGGCTGTAGTCGCTGGTAAAAAGCATATCTGCTTCTGTCTTGATAGTGCGTTTATATGGACTCAGATTGAAAACATTCGTTTCGTGCATTATGGGATGCAACACGTGGCTCACGACGATTATTTTATCGAACGTGTTATTCTGTTTTTCTGTTATGCATTCACTTGTTTCGGTATCCACTATGACACTGAAGTTTGCATTTTTTTTCTGCGTGAGTTTACAACTCAGCGCCTGCAAGTAAGCCATCCGCAGATAATCATTGCTGTCTGTATTGGTCGCCACACACAAAAACCCTGCACTCATTTGCTGCCCTTGTTCATCAGATGCAGATCGGTATCTTTGAATCTGTTGCGATATAATTTGTCGCCTATACTATACTCATAGGTCAAACTATTGTTTTTGAATTTATCATAATTTACCCTGCTGTCCATATTGATCAGCGGATAATTGGCAAATCCATAATCTGCCATACCATAACCTCCAGCTATATGGCAGGCAATGGAAAATATGTAATCGTTTCTCACAGGCGTGGGATAAAATTTATACAGAGCGGAGTAATAGTCGTAATGTTGCTGTACCATTTTAGCACATTCGAATACATTATGAGCAATGTTGCCTTTATTGAATAACATCACAGTGGCCCAACACAGGGGTATGGCTGTTTTAGCCAGTTGCTCTTTACGTATTGTTCCACTGATAGGGTCATATAATTCGGTAGTAATGACAAAGTCAGTGTTGCCGTTTATATGATTAACCAGTGTATCACTACAGATGAAATAATCGCTGTCTATGACAAGTGTGCGATCATATGGTGTAAGATCGTAAGCCTGTGTTCTGGCTAGATTGAACCATTGTTTTTTTAATCTGCGATTATGATCTGGAGCATCTATCACTATGTTATCGTGTTCCGATAACACTTCGCGATCGCTTATGATAGTCACCGGTAAATCCAGATATCTGTTGACCCGTTCGCCAGCTAATACAGCGTCAGATATGTAATCTATATCATCTGTATTAAAAGCAAATATGCAGCAACCTTTAGAGTTGTTGGGCATTTCTTACCTGTGTTTGTTCTTGGTATTGCTGTTGCCATTCGTTCATTACTTCTACATAACGTCGTTTAGCCAGCGTCAGTAGTTCCATCCTGTTAACCATAACTGGAGTGTCATACATATCCAAGATTATCATTTCATCGTTCCAACCATCATCTGGCAGGAGATTCAGCAACACAAACAATTCCGTATTGACTGGAAACACACCATCGCGATGTGTCACCGTTAATCTGCTGGTCATCAGAGTCTTGAGATTTTGTTTTGCCAGCAGACGGTCGTAGGTTGCACGGGCTTGATCACGTAATTGTTCTTGATTCATCTTGTAATTATAACAGATAGGTTTAATTTTGTCAATTAAGCTACAGTCACGTTGCCCACATTAGTAAATGCGCCCCAAGTATTGGCCAAATATGTGGTGATAGGGGGATACACTGTGCCTACGGTTGCTGTGGTACCTACTACTGTGTCTCCAAAGTCAGATGCAGTTTTACCTGTACCTGTGGTATCTGCAGCCGCATCCACAAAGCTGACTTTGATCAAAATCCTGTTGCCAGTGTCGCCATTGCCATTGATGTTAGTGCCACCAGTTGTGCTTGCTTCTATTTGTATATAGTTAGATGTGTAATCTGCTGCGCTGGGACTATCAAACACTTTAAACCAAATGGTGGGTGTACTTGTCAACTGATAATAACCACTGGTTGTCAAGTTAGTGCCTGGTGTGAACCCAGTGCCAGTGTATCCGCTAGTACTAGCTCTGATATACCAGGTGCCTAAACCAGTATTTAAAAAACTGTTCCAATAAGTACTTTTGTTATTACCAGATAAACTAGTTCCACTGGCGTTAATTTGAATTTGACCGCCAGCATTAAAGAAATATCTAGCAGCATCACCTGATGGAAATGTTACCAGATAATAAAAAATAGCGTTGGTGGTCCAGGTGGTGCTACTGGATGTCGTACCTGTATTGAGAGTACCAGTACCAAAATTCGCATAATTTGTCAATTTGTTAGATTGTAAAGTAGTGATACTGCTACTCAGTGAGCTGAGATAAGTCACGATACCGCTAGCAGTCGGCCCAGTCAAACCAGTAGTGGTTCCACTGCTTTGATGTTGACTCATTGAGTTCATTCTGCTTATCATAGTTGCCCAGTCACTTGCGGCAACCACAGTGCTAGTACCTAGGTTAGTGCTTAGATTACCAGTTTGTCCATATCCACTGGAACCACTTCCTGCACTCCATAAAGTGTTTACACTGGTTGCAAAACCATTGTAATCCGCACCCTGAATCAAACCACCTGATGAATATGCCATAACTTCCTATCCTTGTACCTATTTATCTGACGCCAACAACCACTTGTATTAATTGTATGCTGTTGTCTTCTATGCTTTCCAAGGCCTTGCCTAGTATGCATCCTGGCACATATTTTTTGGGGTCCATTCTTTGACCAACTCCGGGATTAGTGCTTGTGACGATACAATCACCTTGAGCTACAGGACCTTGCACATTAACGGGGACCTTGCCGGTTAGTGCTATGGGTAGTCCTGCGCTTTCCCCGTTGTCATTCATCAAGAATGCAGGGTAATCACTGAGCACCCCAGCTACTCTGGGATCGTATTCTTTGTCGGTCATCTCCACTTCCGCTTGTCCACCGAATACCACGATTGCGTAGGGATGCAAGGGACTGCTGGGACGATAACATTCGGCCAAATCGGCGTATTTTGCTGTGGTACTAGTACCATAAAAATTTATACCGTAGATGCTATTAAAGCTGCTGGTTGTGCTACCAATGTTTGCAGTTACATTGCTTAATGGCACAACGCTATTTGCCACACGATAATTTGTAGCATACATATCACCAAACATAGTACTGGCTGTACCTATACTCTGGCTGTTGTTGCTACTAGGAACAACTGCGCCAGCCATTGTTAGACCAGTAAGTGTGCCTAAACTTGTTATGTTGCCCTGTGCTGCACGACTAACGGCAACCGCAGTTCCTAACAAATCACTATTAATTGCGCTGCTGACAGTCAAACCGGTCAATGTGCCTACGCTTGTCACATATGGTTGGTTATTTTGTGTCAATGTACCATACAGATTGGTACCTGATCCGCCAAAGATAGTGCTATTGACATTGAAACCAGGTTTAACAGTGCTAAATCCAGTGGTGTTGATGGGCGGACTAGCCGGTGTGAATTCCACATCCTTGCTGATGATAGCAGTGAGGATACCGTTGGCATACATAGCCAACACTACTCTGGGAGTACCATTGCTATCTATGATATCCAGCGGACGAGCTTGTGTCTCTTGTTGTGTGGTAGTATATACTGGACCAACTGTCTGCCACGCACTACCTGTGTATATTTTCAGCTGATTGTCGTTGGATTTATACCAAAGATCGCCCTGTGTCAGGCTATAGGTGGGCGCACTGCTGTCACTGTAGATGGTAGTGATGTTGCGCCACTGTGTACCAGTGTATACCAACAGGTAACCGTTGTGGATAGTCCCGTCCAGGCCTGTGGGATTGTAATAAATCTGCCCTTGCTGGGGGTTGCTGGGTCTGCTGGTACCAGCAAAATTTGTCATTATACTGACTAGATTTTGTTGCATCAACTCCCCATAATTTGGGTAGTTTTTACCAATCAAAACAAGACTGGTCGTGGTATTTCTTTCACCTGTACCAATCGAAAATGTGCCACTGGGTGCAACTATATTATATGACATGATCTCACCTTATACAAGTATATTTATTATACACGACCAACTACTACTTCTATAACTTTTATAGTGTTTTCCAGATGATCTTCCAGACTTTTTCCTATTACACAACCAGGACAGTAAGAAATAGCGTCCATTCCTTGCCCTACTCCGGCAGTGCCGCTTGTGACGATTTGCTGGCCTTTCTGGACCGGTCCCCATACAGCGCAAGGCACACGCCCCTGTAGTGCTATAGCCAGGTATGTTTCATCGTCGTTTTCGTTCATAAGATAAGCAGGATTGGTACTCACTACGCCGGCCACTCTAGTATCGTGGCTCATATCCGTGGTAGTTATCTCTGCGGTACCACCAAATACTACTATGGTACCTGGAGGATAGTGCTGATCTGCTTTATATCTTTCAGCCAAATCTCCATATCTTGCAGTAGTACTGGTACCAACGAAACTGACGCCGTATACAGTGGACCAATAGGCAGTGGCATTGCCCAGCGTGATACTGTTGTTGCTGCTGGGTATGACCTGACCAGCTGATGTCAGCCCAGTCAAATTGCCCACGCTGGTGATGTTGGTTTGAGCAGCGGTACTGATAGTTCCCGTAAGTGTTGCACCAGTATTGCCTATCAATGATGCGTTGATTGTAGCCGCATACAATGTGCCGTTGACATTGGCTGTGCTGAATGTGCCAGTATTGGCTGTGTTAGCGCCAATGGCGCCGGTGAAATAACCTGTAAGTTGACCACCCGAACTTGTTGTGACACTTGTAGCTACCACACTGTTAGGTGTGTTGGCACCCAGTGCACCAGTTAGATATCCATTGACCTGACCGCCCGAACTTATGATAAGGTTGGCGGCTTGTGCCGTGCCGGTGGTTAAAATCGTACTGGTTAGAGTAAGGTTCGCCCCACTGAAAGTTGTGCCTGCGTTACCTATAGTCGCTGCATTTAGTGTTCCGGCAGTCAGTGTACCGTTTACTTGTGTGCTGCCAGTTGTGATACTGGTGAATGATCCAGTGTTGGCTATGTTGGCGCCGACTGCACCGTTAAGATAACCGTTAACTCGACCACCGTTACTGGCATAGAGATTAGATGCAGTAAAGCTACTTGTAGCTGTTATGGTACTAGCAGTGATACTGGTGTTTACAACTAAACTACTTAGATGCCCGTAGACTGTCTGCCAGGTAGTACCGTCCCAGACGCACAGGTAATTGTTGACATTATCCCACCACACTTGTCCAGTTATGGGGTTGGCTGGGCCTGGGAAAGGACTGCTGAAATTTTCCAGCAGATACACGAAATTTTCGTTCAATGCTGTGCCATAAGTGGCATAGTTCTTGCCTATTAGCGTGAGGCTAGTTAAGGACGTGTCAATACTGTTGTCGTTCACTGTGCCCAGAGTAACTGTTTGGGCGTAATTCTTTATCGTATAGGCCATTGCTATCCACCGGTTAATAATATTTATCTAGGATGGAAAAATGATATTTTTTAATCTAAGCCGGTGCCGCTGCCGTCCGTGCCTGTTGCACCCGTACCACCAGTTCCATTGGGGTCGCCGGTGCCCGAATCATTTCCCGTGTCTATCACAGGACAAGGATCTGGCACATACACACGTGGAGCGTGTGTGGTCGCAGGGCAAGCTGTGTAACCCATATAAGTGCTGTAACTAAGTTGAGTGAACAGGCAATTAAGGCCGGTCTTGTATCTTCCGGAATTGTCCGGATTGGCCACATAATATCCCGGACCGTTTTCTATGTACGGACCCTGATTTTGTATAGGTCCTGCACCCAACGGGTTCCTGGGACCAGATCCCACACCAGGAAATATTGCTGCTCCACATATACCCATGCTTATGGTGTCGCTGAATATTCCACCATAACCCCAAGCACGGGCCACAGGTCTGGCAGTATATCCGTCCCATTCCACTTCATAAATGTGTTGGAAACTGGTATCGGTAGTTCCAGCATCCCACTTGACCAATGCCGCTTCATTCTGAAAAAAACTGAAATTTTCAGGAAAAACTCTGCCAGTCAACTGTTCTCTACCGTCGTATCTTAATCCTGTATTTCCAGCGCCAAAACTTATAGCATCCGAATACGGATGGGGTATATTGTAAGGCACATTATATACGCCGCTGGCATTGGGTAAGAGATAATGTGAGATATAATTTGCAGGTCTGCCTATCTGCAGATATACTTCCACCACTTGATTGACTGATAAGTTGTTGGTAAAAAATCCCGGGCTATCCTTGCCATAATTATCAGGTGTACCGAAATATACTGGTATCACTACCCAGGTTCCCGCAGCAGGCCTATCCAATGCTTCGAACACATCCATGGGTATACCTGGTAGATAATATGTGTTGACACCAGGACACTGGCGTTGTTGGCCTATTATCTGTACAATTCCTGTTCCGCAAGCGAAGGGCGGTGTGAATCTTTTACCATAGAAATACTCGAAATTTAACGTATTCTGAATGAATCTACCATAACCACCGTCATCTGTCCACCAATTCTGGTAGTAATAGGATCCTAGATCCGATCCATAACTGTGCGGTTCGTCAATGATATCTTGGAAACTGAGCACACCGCTTGTTTTAATTGTCATTTAGCTTATCCTGCAGGATGGCTACCTTTTCATTCAGCGTTTTGATAGCTTCTATCAACAGCGGAACGATCTTTTCGTAATCCACTGCCAGTTTGCCATTAGTTCGTTCCACCACCGCTTCAGGAAGGATGTTCTGTATTTCTTGTGCTATCACACCCACATCGTGTTTACGGATAAAATGGCCATCTTCGCCGCCATGGTATGTCAAATATTCGTCTGACCAATCGAACTCCACTCCGTTTATCTGGCATACTTTAGCCAGTGCATCTGGAATTTTAACGATATTTTCTTTCAGTGTTTTGTCGCTGGCAGTAAAGCTGAAAATGTTATCTGCTGCACGAATGGTTCCTGGTGCTCCGCTAGATGTGTTTGCTGCCAGAGCAGAACCTGCTATGCCGCTGCTGCTGTTGATATTGCCGCCAGCAGTGATGCCGTTAACCACGGTGATGCTATTACCAACGTTCAATCTTTTGGTTATGCCTACACCACCGTAAAAAAGACTGGGGCCGCTGGAATAACTGGTACTATCTGATGTGCTGCTTACACCCAATGTGGCTGTGGTTACATATCCTGTGGTAAGGAGATTGGTAACACCAGTATAACCGCCTGATGTTATTAAATTTAGATTGTTGGTGCCCACGATACTATCACTACCACCAAAAATACTAACATTGCCGCTTACAAGTGCAGGAGTGTATACCGCCGTATTGGCATAAAGGTTGGTAGAGCTGGGTATGCTCCAAGCACCATTCGTATATACCAAACGATCAGTATTATTGACCACTACAGCAAGACCATTTCCGTCGGTCCTGCCTTGGATGGCACTGTTTCCAGTTGTGCCTTTGAAATAAATGGTGCTGGTTCCATTCAATTTTTCGTTGCCATTGACTGTGAGCACTTCACTGCTGTCGGTAGTAGCTATGCTCACTTGTGTAGCATCTATGTTATTGGCGCTGAGAGTGTCGCTCACTGCCACATTTGCCACATTGACATTCGCTGCAATCGTGGCACTGTCGGACAATGTTATGCTGGAGAACGATGCAGCACCGGTGACACTCAACGTGCTCTGTAATGCCGCGGCACCTGAAATGCTTAAGGTGCCCGTACCTGTTATGTTTTGGGAATTTAAATTCACACTCTCCACTGTACTGATGAATTTAACATAGCCGTTGGAAAAGATTTTTTGTGCCAAGATGTTGTTACCAATACTGTTGGTCACATTCACATTGATGTTACTACCGGCAGTATTATTGGTGAGGGTTGTGTAGGTGCTCGTTGTAGCTACAGATAATGTATTGTTGTTTCCCAGATTTACTGTGTTTTTAAAATTTTGCACACCATAGAAATTATTGTTTACATCCAGACGAGCATAATTTGCAGCAACCACATTGCCCAACTGTTCTGAATTGGTGGCACTACCATCGAAATTATAACCTATGGCATTGTTTATGCCCGGTTTCAGACTGATGAAACCTGCGATGCCAGGTTCAGGATAAAAAGTATCATTAGCGATTATACTGACCAACACGTTATGGTTGTAAATTTTCGTTACCACATAGCTGTTGTTGTTTATATCTGCCAGGGTATCTACTTCGAAACCGCTTTTTTGTTGTGCAGAACTATAAATGGGGCTGATTATACGGTAACTGGCTGTGTTTTCATCATAATACTTCAGCTGCTGCGTGTTGCTGTCATACCAGAAATCTCCGGTTTTGTTTGTGGTAGGGGCCACCGTGCTGTTGACAACATTGTTCAATGTCCTGAAATTAGCATCATATACTTTAAGTTGTCTGTGTGTTGTATCGAACCATAATTGCCCAGTCTGGGGATGTAATGGACTATCACTGTTAGCGAAATTTTCCATCAGTTTCACAAAACTTTCTGCGATGATCTCGCTGTAAGCTGTGTAACCTATGCCAACTAATTGCAAGCTGGTGTCATTATTCAAACTGCCGTCCTGGACGGTAGTGACTAGATTATTTGATGAATTTCTTACGCTATAGCTCATTATGTTTCCCCTGATTATTTATCAGGTTAACCTACGAGACTGATGCTCATATTGCTGTATTTGTAATCTATGACGCCCAAGCTATCAGCACTCACTTCCATCTGTAGGATATCACCCTGATTGCAGGTCAATAATCCAGTGGCAGTCATGGGAATACTGACAGAATTGGTATGATATGCACGACTCATTACAGGCGTAGCTGCTTGATTCTGGTACCAGACCACCTGTTGATTGGTGGCAGTATTATAACCCAAACTATAGACAGTACCAGAGACTTGATATACCCCAGCCACAGGACAAGTAAACACGCCTGTACTGGTATTGAAGTAGTTTCCAGTATTGATAGCAACTGTGCTGGGTTTCCAAGTTGTTAATTGGGTCAGTCCAGAGCCAGTTATCACTGAATTATATACATATCCACTACCGCTGAAGTTAGGATTGTATGGTACACTCATCAGTCCACTTGCCGACACTCTAAACACATTGTTACCACCAATCTGGACAATGAAGCTGTTGGTACCACTTATTTTGTTCAGTCCATCATTCGTGGTATTTGGCCCGATAGTGATCCACTGTAAAGTGTCATAAAATTTCAGCTGCTGATTGGCCAGGTCCCACCACAGGTCGTTCTGTTGGGCACTGGTAGGCGTGGTGCTGCTGTAAATGATATTGGCTAAACTTTGCCAGCTGTTGCTAGCAGTGCCAGCTCGATAGTATTTCAACTGGTGATTGTAATTGTCATACCAAAGTTGTCCCACCAATGGTGATAACGGAGCACTGACGTTGCTGAAATTCTGCAACATATAAACCAGATTCTGGTTTAATAATTGTCCATAAGTGGGAAAGTTCTTGCCCACAAGAGTTAGACTTGTGCTGGTGGTATCTATAGTTCCATCTTGTACAGTAGCAAGGGCAGTACCGTCGCTGTTATTAATAAAAAAGCTCATTTTTATTATCCTTGGCTACTTAAATTGGTGAGAGTCTGGATTCTCACTGTGTAGTCTATCTGTATCAAACGATTCAAACTTTTCTGTATGGGATGGAAGACCACGTGAGTGATCAAATTTCCAGTATTGGGAGTTCCAGCCCAGCTTTTCAATCCCAGCTCGTCGAATACAAACTGATCATTGAAATTGGTGGTGTTGTCGAACGCCTGCTGCTGACCAGGTTCGCCATAATCCAGGGTACAAGAGACGAATATATCGCTGTACACTGTACCCGTAACGTGGCGGATTTCCAATTTGTTGCGTGTGGGATCCAGGTTGTAGGTGCTGTTGCTGTCCACGCTTTTGTAATATGTCTGGTTATACAAGCTGGCGCTGGAACCTGAAGTATTAGTGGGCAGATAAGTTATCACTCCCGTGGGATCCACACTGGTTCCACCGTTGCCCAGTGCCAATTCGCTTATGAATCCATATCCAGTATTAGCTAAACTTTGCGCCAGAGCATAACTGAAATTTTCATAATGGATGGCATTCCTTTTGTCCACAAACACTTCTCCAATATCAGGATCAAATATTTTAATGTGTCCTTGCACATATACGCCGGACTTTTCGTTGGTTTCAGACATTTTTTCTTTCCAAGATTGTTCTACTGGATTATTTATCTGCACTGTATCTTGTGGTTCATTCATTTAACTGGTCCTTAGGAAAGCTGCCTGTGTTTTATTGCTGGTTAGAATACTTTCTCCAGGATTGACGAACATGACGCCCTGTGTAAACACGGATCCGTTTGCTATCAATCTGGTGTTATTGTAACCATTACTTAATAAAATATCCTTATCAGCTGTGATAATAGTGTCTTGGCTGTTGGGTATTTCCATGAAACTGCCGGTGTCTTGCACCAATGTGCCAGCTTGATGTACTGTGGCTGCACCTGTTCCAGCAGTGCCTCTGCGTAGATTACCCAATCTGTTGTTAATCCTATCGCTATAACCATAGATTATACGTTCGCCATTTACAAATACTATACCAGGCAGGTTATTGCTGGCATCTGGATTTTGCAGCTTACTAACATCATCCACATACATCCAAGTATCGGTCAGATTCAGATCCTGTTTCAAGTAAGTGGTTTTATTAGGCTTGACTGCATAATATTTTGTGTTGTCTTGGATATCCTTGAATATTCTAAATTCCACAGCATTCTGTCTTGTATCGCTGGCAAATATTCTCACAACTATGGTGCTGTTGCTGCTTACACCCAGGTCGTCACTTAGGATCAATTTAGTGGGTGTCTGCAGATAATATTCACTATAGGGACTGAGATTATAACCACCAGTGGTGTTCGGATCTTTCAGTGTGATGTACAGCTGGTTGTAGTTGTACACAGGCACAGGCAGTGTGAAAGTGCTGTTGAGGATAGCAACAGTGTTGAGTTCGTTATCGAATGGACTTTCGAAACCGTTGTTATCGAAACCAAGATCTATCACGGTAGTGGTATTGGTGCTGCCACTGAATATTTTTGTATACAAACCGGTCACGTCGTGATTGCCCATTGTTACCGCTGTAACAACGTCATATTGGTTCAAAGTAATCCTGTTACTTAGGATCAATGTGTTGTTACCGTAAATCCTGTAATCAGCACTGCTGTAATCTCCGATAGTTATTTTACTGTTCAATGCAGGCGCTGTGGTAAAGACCACGTCCACATACCAAGTGGTGACGCTGCCCACTGTGACACTACGTTTGTTCAAGGTGTAATCTATGGTGTCTACCTTGGTCACACCATCAACCACTACTACGATATCGTCGCTTATCACTATGCTGTAATCTTTCACATAGCTGTCTGTAAGAGTGAAGGTGGTAGTGATGGCATCTCCGATGTAATAACTCTGTTGGCTGGGAATCAGATCATTCTGGTTCAGTCTGACGATAGTGTAGGCCCCAATGGGATCAACATATTCGGCAGGGTTGGACAGATAGAAAGTATAATCGCTGGCATAACTGGGGCTGCTGCTATTAACAACAAAGGTCTGCTCTGTTATCTCGGTATATGCTCGGGTTCCCAGTGCCAGATTGTACAAGTGTATCTGTACAAAATCATTTTCCGCAGGAGGTGTATCGAATCTCACACTGAGAATTTTCCTACCATTTGTGAGTTTGTTCACCAACTGCCAGTTGTTGACTTTGGATCCATTGACTTTGACATAAGCCTGTTGCACATCGCTCAGGACGTTGTCTGTAAGATCGAAATCAGTTTCTGCACCATCCGCATAGAGATTGAGATCATAAACTGGGTTCACACCAGTGCTGCCCAACATTATGAAATATAATCCATCGCCGTCTTGCGGGCTTGTTGTGAAATCTACGGTTTTATTATACCAATCTATGGTAAAATCGGTATTTTCAGCCTGGGGGTTGCCCTTTGGACCGCTATTATCGTTGAAAACCAATATCTTTTCGATGCCGCTCTGTGGCCAACTGACACCTGTGACAGCAGGGTCGAAGCTGTAACTCAGCACGCCTTTGCTGGCACCAGTGCTGAACACTTTTATTTCTGGTCCGCCGCTTCCTGCTAGTGTCCTTACTTTGATATCCAATGTATCGCTCATTATGCCAGGCACAAGTTCTTCAGGAGCGTGGCTGCTGTATGTGTCCACATATTCACCGCCCAGCACGATGATATCTTCTGGTCTCAACCCCAACTTGCTGTCGGTGTAACTACTGATGATGTTAGTGTCTTCTTCATAATTACCCGCAGTGTCATACACGCCACTGATATCTTTGGTTTGGACATCGTAAGTTTTTGTGTCGAAATTCACTATATCATAATTTGGTGTCGCAACAAACACAGGTCCCAGGACATTCACGCCGCCGTAATGGATACCGGTCATCAACTGAGCTAGATCTTTGCCTGCTTGTCCCAGGGTAGGGCTGTAGTAACTCCAGATCCTATCGCAAGCATTGTCCAACCATAGACCATTATATGCACTGAGATATTCCATATCGAATACATTTTTGCTAGTAAATACACTGGCAAGTTTATAATTGATGCTCAGTGTACCTGCAGATGCAGGTGCGGTGAAGAACACAACATTTGGACTATTAATATTATCACGTATGATAACATAGTCTATATTTTCAGTTAACGCGGTGCTGTTCAAAGTCACTATGATGTTATCATTGGTGACCAGTATGCTGTTGGTGTTGTTTGTTTGATCTATGGGATAACTTGTCTTGACACTATCTGTAGTGTAGGTGGTCACTTTGTTTATTTCAGCAACATAACTTGCTCTATTATAGATGATGATATCGTGAGCATCATAATCTGTATAGGGATACCATACTTTTACTTTAAGTGGTAAAAACTTAGTGAAATCGAATTTTTCAGTGCTGGTATGGTTGGCAATAACCCTATATGGTTCAAAATTATTGACTACCACTGTATCTATGCTATATGTAGTATCTGCCTGCCAATCCTGTATATTATTGAAGTAGGTATAACGATCAAATTTGATCGTGGTGTCGAAACTACGTGCCACATTGTTACCTAGTATAGGCACTACTTTAGCGCCTGTGCCCAGACCATAGACCACGACTTGAGCATAAGTGTAATCTTTGCCCATATTTGTTACATTGACGGTATAAACGCCACCGTTCAAGATCTCGACCGTGGCTGTGGCGCCTGTGCCATCACCTATCACTTTGACTGTAGTGCTGCCTGTGTAACCTGTGCCAGAACTTACCACATCTATCCTGATAACCTGATACTTGTGATTGTTATTCCAAGGCTGATATATGGCTTTGGTTTCGATCAGGTTGGTGTCCAAGCTATTTCCCAGCTGTGGACTGCGATATGTTTTGCTAGTGGTATTGTAGTAACTGGGCAAATCGAAATCGCTCACACCAGTATTGGCGTAATCTGGACTGTTTTTATTGTCGTACTTGGCCACATATTGCTTCAACTTGGTGTGGAAAGGTTTGACTTCTTGGAAGAAGTCCGTGACAATGGTTTCTGGTTGTGGCAAGTATACTGGCAGTTTGTCCAGACCTCGGACACGGTGATAGATGTCTACGAAACTGGTTTTAAACAACCAATCATTTTGCAGATGTTGATTAGCGGCAGTATCTATCATTATCTTGATGAGATTCTTGAATTTGCTGCGATATTCTGCAATCAGCAGCTGGTTTTGTACCACTTCAAAAATATGTCTGAATTCTATGTTATTGTCGCTAGCGAATCCTGAAGCTTCCAGGCTTGCAGTCTGATAACCAAATCCCGCTGATACCTGATCATATAGACTGGTGGCAAATTCGATAGTTCCATTTTGTTGGGCTATCAATTCTATGTTGTTATTGTTTATCAGCACGATTTTCCAACCATTGCTGGTGCTGTTCTTGATATAGATTATCTGGCCAACTTTAAGGTTTATATTGCTTAAATCTCGTTCTGTATCCAGGATGTAATCAAAAACGATGCTGTCGTTATACTTGGTGCTGTACCAATCCTTATAGGACCAATAATTGTTCACATTGAATTTTTGTACTTTATACAATGACCAAGATCTTGTACCCACGGCGTCGCTGACAAGTTTATACACAGCCCATCCTTTAGCCGTGATGTCATCGCTCACTAATGCCAGATCATCTATCAGATATTCATTTTTATTAAGGAATTCCAATTCTTCATTGTTGTTTACTTTTACAGTGTATGTGTCTGCGATGGGTTCTGCATCCACATAATCCAGTGACTCCACAGCCTTGTTTCTGGTCAATACTATGGGAAACTCTGTGCATATGGCATTCAGTTGCTCTATATAGAACTTTCTTGCAGTGAAGCTATCCTTGAATATGTTTTGGCGAGGTCTGAGATCTATACCATATTTCTCATTCAAGCTCAGAGCAGGATCCGGTACCATTCTGGTACCGCTGTCTTGGTTCGCCAGACTGTCATTTAGCTTATTAAGAAACTCTTCTGCTACACCTAGATCTGTTCCATCATCGAACAGTGTCCATTCCACGTGGACAGGTTTGGGGTTATTGATAGTTTTATATTCCACTACCACATTGGTGTCGTTATTGATTAAACTAGCAGCGTTGTAAATGGCGAAGCTGCCGGAATTAATGACAGTGGCAAAAGCATCCTGGGTATTTTTAGGATTAGCTATGGTGTTCTGGATTTCCAATGCAGTGGGACGGGATTGACCTGGTCTCACTCTCAAGCTGTTGCGTACCCAGAAGTAGTACCTGGTCACCGGTAATCCAGTCTTGGTATCGATAACCACTTTTGTGCTGTAAACATTGTTTACAGTGTAAAGCGGAGGACTCAGCGGATTCTTAGCAGCATAATCGCTGGGGATAAGATCGCTTTCGATCCATTCGTAAATGCTCACTGTGCTGTTGGGGAAAGCCAGGGACCAGGTATTGAACTGATCCAGGGTGGATCCCTGAGTGTAGTCATAATATTTGATACTGTTTGTATCCCACCACAGGCTGCCTACTTTTTCCGGACCCCAGTTATTTTTCTTGTCAAAAGCAAAACTAACTGTAGTGGGAACGTTACTGTATGTGGCAGGATCATAATTGACACTGTAATCGATATAACTTTCCATGCTGTTTGGCAGCTTATTTTGGAAAATGTCCACTATAGGCAATTCTTTTATCAATAAACCAGTGGTAGTGTTATACAGATAGATCCTGGTTATTAGACTGCTATCGTGCTTAGTTTTGGATTGTCTGATAGTCTGCCAATTGGGTGTGCTAGTTTTATTATAGTAAACGTGCATCACACCAGTGGGATTGCCTAAAGTTTTACCATTCGGTGCCCCCACTACGATATACTGTTTACCTATGTCTATGCCTGTGCTGAATCTATCCAGACTGGAGATTGTCTTGGTGCTGATAAGACTCGCATATGCAAAGTTTCCGATATCATCTGCAGTCTCTGTGAGGCTTTGTTGATATTCATACAGATGTGCTGCACCGCTGCGATATATTGTATCGTAATATCTGAGACTGAAACGATCAAAACTGGTTAAATTGTTGTCGAATGTTGTCGTCAGACGATTGTTGCTCAGTGTGGCGCCGATTACAAGGCTGTTGCCCCAATAATTCAGATTCAACTTTTCACCGAATCTTTCTGTATCCTGATTCAATGGACTGAATATTTTCTGGACCAGTTTAACTGGACTTAAACCCAACTGACCCACGGTATTGATTAGTTCTTGTCCTGCGACAGGAACGTTGCGGATATCTAGTTTGTTGTTGCTTGTGGTATCAGTACTGTCGATCTTGATATAACCGCTGCTGCTTATACTGGCAACTACTCCTCTGATATTTGCCTGGTTGATATCATTCACTGCACTGGCTATGGTATTACCAGTGAATGTAACTATGAAATCATTGATACTGATCTTGCTACCAGTGAATTGTTCACTCAATGTGCTGACTGTGCCGGTCACAGAGCCGTACTGTCTTCCTACATCCACAAATCTATAAACTATACCATTGTTGGTAGTGGTGTTATTGAAGTTAGGTGCGCTGACATAATAGCTACAACCAGTGGGACAGACAGCGACTTTCTGGCCAAAATTCATTTTTTCCTGGCCGCTGTCTGGATACAATGTGTTTTTCAATACCAATTGATTGGTGTCGATTTTAACTATGCTGTCTGTGTCAGGAACATTAGCCAAGCTGATGAAATTATTTGCAGCATTATACGTAAAGCCGGACACGACACCATCCACATAAACAGTGGGATCGCTGATATTGCTCACGGTAGTGAATGTGCTGACGTTACCGTTGGCCACATATTTTTCCGCAGATCTGGCAAATAGATATGCTTGCCCATTTTTGTTATAGATGACATCTCTGGTATAAGAATGGTCCGGATCTCCCACCAAGAGCAGGCTGCCGTCGGAATTGGTACTGATACTGGTTCCCAGGCTGATGGATTCCAACTTGTCCTGATCTAACAGGCCAACTTCTTTGAACCAGCTGCTATAAGTGAGGTGGATGGCAGCGGCATTGGCTGGAGGATAATAAAAAGTTATGCTATCAGCATCTGGTGTTTTATAATAATCCACATCAGGAATCTGTAAGATACCGTCAACTGTGATTTTCACATCTCTTGCTGTCAGACTTTGGTTCAATGCATCGTTAGGAAAGGCAAATTCGCTGGTAGCACCAGTACCTATACGGTAACTGACATTGCTGGTTACTTTCTTGTATTTGTAAGACCAGACATTATTGGTCACCACATCGCTGACATACATCCAGCTACCATCGCTGCTCATGATTACATCAGTACCGAATGTACTACCTGGAGCCAGATTGGGATAGATGGTGAGCCTGGTACCAGCTGCTATAGTCGCAGTATTATTGATGCCTATGATGCTATACAGATTGGTGCCGCCTGGCCACAAGTTGTTGATATAGGTGTTGGCTGGTATGCCACTACCCAGTATAGCCATACCATTGGCCAGACCGGTCAAACTACTGGTGTTGGCCAGCAAGATATTGGCATTGCTGGTGCTTGTGACGCCTGTGGTGAGATAGTTATAGTTGTCATAATGTATGACCTGATCCAGAATTATGGCCTGGCTGTTGGCGATGGCGACATATACACTGCCCTTGCTATTATATTTTGGTGCTGTTATGGCTACCAGATTGTTGTCATTGATATCCAGGTTGGTACCGAAACCGCTGCCACCCACATTGATATTGTTGCTGACCTGGCTGAATATCTTGACGAAGATGTTGGCGCCATTGGATACAGCACTGTTGAACACCAGCACGTTGGGACTGTTGATGGTGTAATTGGCTGATGTGACGATGTTTCCGCCCACGCTAACTAGTGTGTTGCTGGTGCTGGCTCCATTAGGCAATATGAATGTTGTATAAGTGCCGTTACCTGTATTGCCATAGAGTTTAGTAGAGGTATAAGTCACACCTCCCTGTCCCTGGCCAGGATCTAGACTGCTTATCTCTCTCCAGTTACCGCTCTGATCCTTGTTGTAGACAAACACCTGACCGCCGAATCCTTTATCAGGTGCGCCTACAACAGTGATGCTTTCACTGGTATTGATTCTTATGCTGGTGCCGAATTGATCTGCTGGTACACTATATGTGGGACTGTGGGTCTCACTGTAGATCCAATTGGCTTTGTTTTGTTTGACAACGAACTCATCTCCGTTATCGATGTAAACTATTTCCCCAGTCAACCAACCTCTCACAGGTGTCTTGTATGTGAAATCCTGAACGTTGCTGAATCGTACATTTGTTAACTTGTACACGTTGGCATTCAAGCTGCCGCTGCTGACAGTGCTGTTGTTGGTGATTTTCACAGTGAAGCTGGTATTGGTGGCTCTGGTTACACGGTAAAAACCGCTGAGATCTATAACGCCGGCAGTGGTGCTACTGGAGCCAGTCTTGGCGTTCTTGAGCATGACATAATCCAGCACCACGAGTTTGTGGGGGATATCTGTTATGAAAGTTATCTCTGTGGGACTGGTCTGGTTTACGTTGATAACTTTCACATTGCCATTGGCTGAAAGTCTATAAACTCCCCACTGGTTGCTGCTGTCAGCAGCTATCCAAATCTTACTGCCTTCGCTCAAGATGGTGTTTAATTTACTAATATTGTATATTTTGTTTATATCGAACACAGTGGCATTGACATCTGTCAACTGGACAGGTCCTGCACTTGCATAGTTTTCTTTAGGTGCAGTAATGGCAGTGAATGGTTCCAGTGTGTAGGATTTGGGTTTGATCAACAGGTCTGTGTACTTCACACTGTTGTAGATATCGCTGCGCTGGTCGGTCTGGGACACAAACTCGAACAAATAATTGTTGTTTATGACTTTACTGTTGGCAAGACTGAATTCGATTTTTTCTCTGTTGCTGATGCCACCGTAGCTGCCGATCTTCACAGCCCATTGTTCTTTGATCTCCAGGTCGGTGTTCAAACGATTCTGGCTGTTACGCAGGAAGGCATTCATTACCGCCTGTGTGCCTTTTTGCTTGATCATACCCAGATAGAACTTGTATTGGCTGGTGCGATCCATACCCAGATCCGTGAAATACTGGCGATCCTGGAATCCGAAAGCGTGTTTGCTTTGTCTATCTGCCGTGGTATTGAGGTCTGGACTGTCGCTGTCGTAGAAATTGGTGAACTGAGCTGCTTGGCTTGCCATATTTGGCATCAGTTGCTTGTTGAGCATATCGCCGTTTATCTGATACCAGTTACTGGCGGTAAATTTCTTGTTGCCAGGGATGAAGTTTTGTGCAGCATAATATTGATTCTTATAGAGTACTATATCACCTTTGTAATAATCAGTGAAACTGGCCCATTGTTCCACTGGCACGTGATTTATCAGGAACCCAGGAGCATAAAGACTACCGTTCCATTCACTGGTTTTAGCACCATCCAGACGCAATCTGAACTGTCTGCTGCCGATCTTTTCTTCATACAGCACATCGTTGAACACTGTTTTGTTATCGAACACCAGGCAATGTTCATATTGTACCACTGCTATGTCCAGCAGGTGTATGCCTTTTTGTTGGTTTTTCAGATTGATATTGAAATAATTGTCTTCACGGTATACTCTGTAATCGCGACCCGTCAACACTACCCCGTCGCTGTCTATGACTTTGGTATAGTTGTGATCATTGGTTATTTTATCCACGATACCGAAAGGACTGTTGAAACCCAATTTGGTTCCAGCTGGTGTGAGACTGATAACGGTGCTGCTGCCCCAATTCTGCTGATTCCAGAACAGGAATTCTTTTGCACTCAATGTGAAATCAGATATAGTGGCATTGTCTGGCAACAGGTTATCGAAAACAAAACCCTGATTTTCCAGATATCTGCCATAGCTTATCAGGAAGTCCACGACCTGTTGTTGGCTTGTGAAAATGGTATTATAAGGATAGCTGGTGACAGAGTCGTAACTGTCCTGATAGACGATAGCACGTTCGCTACCGCTGGTGATGGTGTAGTTGTTGTTGGTGACACGGCTGGGTATCACCAGGAAGTATGGTCTTTCTTTATCGAATCCATTGATCTGGAAACCACTGGCTGTCTTCTGGATGATCACAGCACTGTAGACGGCACGGCTCACAGGCGCACTCTTGCTTACTATCAGTTCATAATTCTCAGCAGGTATCAGGATACTGCTGTTGCTGCTCTGTGGGCTTACCTGGTCGGCCACCACTGTGAGATAACTCTTGTCAGTGAAGCCTGCCATCTTATACACCAGATTGAATGTGCTGTTTTCCACAACATCGGTCCAGTGGCTCTGGCTGTCCAGGTTCAAATATGTGAGACGTTCTTGTATCCAGATGTTTAAACCTGGCACATATTCGCTAGGGCTGCTTAATTTGAAATCGAACATACGATTATTGTTGGCAACGTTTATGATCTGATCCAGTTTGCTGTTGTAAACCAGGTCTCTGGTATTATACTTCAATGCACAATATTCTGCAGGACGAGCCAGCATCCAGGCCAGTTGCACAGCGAATGGATAGTCACTGCTGCGTCTCCAGGCTGTCTCCTGTGGACTTTGGTCGCCTATCCTCCAATTATCTGCTGCTGTGCTGTCATCATATGATGTCACGATGCTTTGCAGCGGAGGCAACAGGTTACCGTGTTCATCCACTGGGATTATCTTGGTCAAACCTGGTCTGGAATAACGGGTATCGATATAACTGGCACTGGGATTGCCGTTATACACTTTACCTGCTTCCAGATCTTTCCACAGGCTCAAATTTTGTCCTGTGTAAGGCGCAGGTCCATAATAGGCTTCCCACCAGGTTGGTTTAATGCTGAAACCCAGCATTTCCCAAGGATGAGTATGAGGTCTGTCTGTGTCATAGAAGTACTGATAGATACCTCTCCAATAACCAGGAACCGTATCTTTGAACAACTTGTCCGTGGCTTTGCTGTAATTGAAGCTGAATAGGTCGCTGGTCTTGACAAGTGCTTGTAGCGTATTCTCGAATACGTTGACCTTATTGTTGCTGGCCCAAGTCAAATAACTGGTGGCCAGCAGTTGTGTCCACTCAGCAAGGCTGTAATCAGTTTTACGGAAAGCACCTGGCACCACACTGGGCAGATCGAAATTGCTGTTGTTCTGGTATGACACCTCTATGTTGTTGTAAACACGTTTTTCATATTCCAACAGGATATAGTCTCTGTAGTCGCCGTAAGCAACGGTGATGCTGCCATCGTGTCCCACTATGACCTGCTGTGCGCCGCTGCTGTAAGTGTCATCAGTGCGTATTTCAGGTATGAACTTGGGGTATAGTCCCAGTTTAGTAGGTGTTGCTGGCACACTGCATCCGGCAGTAGTTGTGTATTCGTGTACCTTCAATACATCATTACGCACTATCGTCAGGCTGTCCAGTAATGTCAGAGTGTAGTTTACTAGGCTGTAATCCCTGTCTTTAACCAACAGAACGTCGTTGAGATAAATCAATACTGCCTGATAACCATAGGGTTTGGAAGCATAACTGTTTGTCAGATTAAATGTGCGATAAGTGGTATTTGCTATGGTATATTGGTTTATGATGTAACTGTTGCCAAACGCCACCATATCTGTGTAATAGTAGTTGCTGGTAATCATGCTATTCTGGTTGAAATTCTGCAGGATTATATCCACACAATCTTTATAATTGCTGCTATTGGGGAATTGGTTGTTATTCAAATAGTCTATGAATTGGTATTTGAAATTCTGGTAACTTTGCGCTGCAAATACTATGGCTTTAGCAGGATCAGCATCTTGGTTAGCCAGCATCAGAGCAGCTGGTCGTAGGCTAGCACTGTGCTGTAGCAATTTACCACCGATATTGGTGTAATTGATATCACGGAAATTATTGCTACCAGCAGCACTACCAGTCATCTCCAAGCTGTTATTGCCTATTTCGATCAGATGGTTACGCAGATCTCCCAGCGTAACTTGTGTTAAATCTTCGTTACCGCTGTTGAAGTTAAGATTTTTAGGTATGCTGTAATCTTGCTTATAATTTAAACTGCTTCCGAATATTTTTATGAAAACACGATCAGTAGGCACCAGAGCAGTGGCGAAAGTTATCACACAGCTGGTATTGCTGGTTTTGATGGTGTAATCGGTATTCTGTGCTTTTAATTTACTGTTGACGTAAACGAACAGATTATTTTCAAAATAGCTGTTGCTGTATTTGACATCCAGATCGAAATTATTTGTCTGTAATTCAGTGACATCTATGGTTTTACAGATGTACTGCTTGCTCTTATCTGTAACGCTCTTCCATCCATTGGCGAATTTGTAATTATCGTAACCATTGATGATAGCAGCATAACCCATATTGATGTTTTTTACTGTATCGGCTTTATTGTAGTTGTAATTGAATAGGTCGGTGTTGTAGTAATTTTCGAATACTATGTCGCCGATATTCCCTATGTTTTTATAGACAAGCGGAAAACCCAGTTCTGTATCACGACTGCCTGTGCCTATGGCATAATTAAACAGGTAGCTTCCTGCGAAATTACTGCTGGGATATGCACCAGTATCGCTCAAACTGATGCTGTCATTGTCCAGGATGTCGAAAAGAGGAAACTGTGGACGACTGGTCTTCTGTTGGCAAGCGATGTATTCATTGTTTAGGAATTTGTAAACCTGTCCCTGTCTCACTGTGCCTTCCATTGCAACCACAGTGTCTCCATCAGAAAGTTGTTTAACGGGCACCAGGTTGATTTGGCTAGCTGTGTTGTCCAGATAAAATTCGGTGGCTCTGGGAATGTCTACTACCAGGTTGTTGCTTAAATAGACCAGATTATTGACTGTGTCCACGTATTTGACAGTGGCAGTGATGTTATTGCCAAAAATATTAGTGATTTCTGTACTGGTATTGGTATCCATACAATAGCTGTATACTTTTTGTCCTTGCACTATGTTATTAACATCATAGACACTGATGACATTCGTACCCGCTGTGCTGTAATTATAAGTTGGATCCGTGGTATATGTGGCAGCGTTTACGTTGCGACTATAGTAGCTGGTTATCCGATAGACTGTCTTCCTTACCTCTGGATCGTGATCATTAGCAAACACCACTGTCAAACCATCCAGCAATTCTATACCGTCGGTGTCGAACACACCATCTGTATTGATGGCTCCGCTGTTCAAACCTTCCACTTCCAACATAGCATTGTTTATTTTAGTGTCAATTACTGTGACAGGACCTGCAAAGTTATCTCCGTAATTGAACAATTTAAGATCAGGCAGGAATTCGATGACAGGTCTTTTGGCCTGATCAGCACTGTCGAAAACAAAAACCTGGTTGGAAACATCTGCTGCATATTGCAAAACATCACGATGGAACCAGCGATTGTTACGGCTCCAAGGATTGCCGTCTCTGCTGCTGCGATTGATCACCATGTAATCTTTTTGTGTAGGAGCATTGAGAGTGGCATCGAAGTTACCAGCATCATATGTGGTATCACTGAAGTAGTCACTGATGTTGTTGTTGATAATTTCCGGGGTGACTAGATCTTGCCAAGGTATCAATTTGATGCCTTTGCCCACTTGTTCTACCACGTACTCATTATCCTGGTAAGACTTGGGATAGACGTTGCCTGTGAATTTAATTTTCAGTCCGCTGGTGAATTTCACACCATTGGGACTGATATATTGATCTCTGCCCAAGATCTGGTTGATGTTCAATTGGGCACTGCTGCCGCTATCAACCAGGTTGATCACTCCATATATCAGGGGATTATCCGCATCCTGATAGTAAAGCGTATCCACGTTGGCTGTGAGATTGGGGAATGGCAGGACCTGACCACTGCTGTTCTTGTAGCAGTACAGATGCCCATATTTGGTTCCCTGGTTGACGAAAGTCTTATATTCATTAGGCCAGCCCGTTTCATAGGTCAATTTGATTTTTCTGAAATCAGGATTGGGTAGCTGGTTGTAAAAACCCACGAATACACCTGTGTTGGTCACTGTGGCAGGTTGGCTCAATACCAGAGTGGTAGTTCCTGCCCCGCTCACCACAGTGGTACTTGGCACTATGCCCTGACCGTATATGGCCTGACCGTTGACGATTCCGGTGCTGCTGGCAACTGTGATAGTGTTTGTGCTCAACAGCGTGGCAGTGGTGCTTGCTATCAGGCCACTCAATATGGTGGGATTGCTGTTGGTGACTACACGCCAGATTCCTGTGCGTTGTTCCTGTGGCACATCTGCCCAGGTATCCGCATAAGGAACATTGATATAGATCAATTTGTTGTCAAAGCTACGCACACCATCCATATTGTACTGGGTGATGAAATCATCGTAATTTTGATCCTGCATCTTGTTGTAGGGCACATCCACGATCATATCGATTGTCAGGATATCAGGTAGGTTTAACAGTCTATCCTGTGCATCTTTAGTAGGCACATTGAAAATCAGGGTACCCTGATCCTGTCCGTTATTGACCACGCCCAGAACATCACGTGGGTTGATGTTGCTTTGTACAGTGCTAGTGCCAGTGGTGCCTATTTCGCTCTGGATCCAGAATCGGTGCCCTGGCTGATTCAATGCAAAAGTGTATTTGCCACCTCGTTGTAATGTTATAGTGGGATTGGTGCTGCCTGTGTAGCTGCTGATGTTATAACCGCTTTTGCCGATGCTTGCGCTCTGTACTTCAGTCTCATCGGTGGTCACATAACTGATGCGGTCCACAGTGAAATTCTTTTCCAGAGGCACACCTGCCGCTGTGACATCCACTGTGAGCGGGCCATTGGGAACCCAATAATATTGCCTGTAATTGGTCAGCTTGTCCAGATCCACGAAGCCATCATAATTGTAGTACTGGTTAGTGAACAGGCGGCTGTGATCGTTGTTCAGGCCACCGTTGCTGCTCAACTGGTTCAGCAATTCAGGATAGCTGTATACATTGTCTATCTTGTAGGTATTGCTATTGAATTGTTTCTTTTTGACTATTACGCCTGGCTCTAACTGGTAAAATTGGCTGTAACTGTCTGCTTCCCCGATGTAATAATCGTTCTTGTCATATATGGTGCTCTGATCTTGTTGACCGATATATCCGAATATCTTTTTGAGACTGGGTTCCTGTATCAGTTGATCCACTGTGGCATTCAACAGTCTCTGATTAGTCGCAGTACGAAAAACACTGGGTAGAAATTCGGAACTTTTACGCTTTGCCATTTTATTACCTTAATACGTGATGCTGCTGAGATTAATACCAGCACTGTTGATACCACTTAGAACACCGCTGACAACCTGGACGTTGTCCACAGTAGCACAATTAATGAAGATTTCGTTGGGTAGACATCTGATTTCATACAAGCTACCGAAGTTCGCAGTGATGTCCACTGGCACCAAGATGATGCTGCTGAGATGTCCGTCCATTTTTTGATGGATATATGCACTCAATTCGCTGAAATAAAATGTGCTACCGAAGTCCCAATTTTCCAATGCGAAGTAGTTATTGATAGTATCGATGACTCGGCTTTTCAATTCCGTGTCACTGATAGTGGTGCCTGGGCTCTTGATGATCTGGAAATTGGCCTGTAGGCTTTTGGCGGATTTGCTGCCGAACAACAGCTTATACACACCGGCATTCAGGATCATCTCATCGCTCAACATCTTGTACTGGAATAGATCGCTGTAGCTGTTGTTGAGAGTTGTGGTATCCAGATCTGCTGGTTTGCTAACAGTACCTGTCAGATCCAGAACATAGTTTCTGTATTGCTCGTCATAACTGCGTGTGAGGATGTAGGTGTCGATCAGATTGCTGGGGGCAGGATCGATTCTTCTTGTGTTTTCTGCATTGTGCTGGTATTCGAATACCAGATTTTGTCTACCACTGAATGCCAGATATTCATCAGATACATCTGTGAGGGAGTTCACTGCATTCGTGGTAGTGATCTGCCAAAACTTCTTGTCGGTTGTAGCATATAGCGTTTTGCCAGCTGAGAAATTATTACGCACAGTCAGGATATCGCTATATGTCTTATATGTGTAATTTACCACACCCAGATCCTGCAGGCTATATCTCACCAAGTTGTCTATATCCACGTATTTTTTAAAAAATACCTTGCCAGTGCCTGCATTGAGATTGGTGAATATCTCGGGATCGTTGGGCAGGTTACTGAGATTGTTAACAGGATAGGTAACTTCCACCCTGGTGCTGTCCAGATATCCATCAGATTCTATGATGTTTTTGTACACGTTGACGTTTATGTCGTTGAGCAACAAAGTATTGACACTCAAGATCCTCACATTGTCTTTGACCAGAGTATTGGTGCTGCTGTCATACACTTTGGTAGGGTTGGTGTTGATGAAGGCTACCTGCCTGCTGCTACCGAAAACGAAATCTTGTTGACGGTAAGTCACGGTGTATTTGACACCATCCGTGTTGAATTTGAACAACCAACTGCTGTCGCTGCTGCCATATTGGCTGTTGAGATCGAAGTTGTTGTCACTGACTTTATTAATGGGGATGATAGTCCAAGGATCTGTGACACTGCTGGTTTTAGCGTAATCGTAAACCAGCGCGAATTCTGTCTTGTTTATGATGTAATTGGTCAGCGTGTTGATGGTGGTTATCTGGAAATTGGTGCTCCAGGGAGCATATACTTTTTCCAATATAGCACCAGTGGGGATATTATCGCTCAGCGTCACAGCGCCTATGTTACGTCCAGCTACCAGGACAGTAGTGGCACCTGTACCAGTGACGCTCTGTATATTGGTCCAGATGTACTGTTTGTCGGTCTCCAATGTGATAGCACCCTGAATTAGCGTATTGTTCACATCAAAATAGTAACCAGTGGGCGCACTGAATTTAACCAAACTGCCCACTTTCAGATATTGTCGCACACTCGTGGTGCTGGATCCTATGGGCATTATAGTTTTACTGGCGTCTAAAAAGAAACCTGTGCAACTGCTTACATCATTGGTACTGCGGCTCCAAGTAGTGAATGCCAGAGTGGGCATATACAGCGGAGTGTAATTTTCATAATAGAAGTGTTTTGTAGGGTTGCTGTTGAGCAAAGGCATTATGTTGTTGTCTATAACAGCCAGGATATCGTTCCTGCTGGTATATGTGAAATCGAAGCTCTGCAGATAGTTATTTTTGTAAAACACACCATCCTTGGCATAGATGTCGGTGCTGCTATATTTTCCAGTGGGATCAGTGATGTCCAATCCACGGCTGACGCCACTGGCAAAACGGTTGACGCTCTTGACTTTAACTATATCGCTATAAGTGGTGTAGGGCAGGATGTTGTAATCTTCTCCGTTGACCATACGATTCTGGGTATAATAAGCCTGCGGTGCCTTGGCTTTGATCTCATTTGTCAAATCCCTGCGGCTGCTGTTGCTGACAGTGTATTGCAAGCTGGCGTTGATGGTCAGTGTTTCTGTCCTGCCCAGCTTGCTCACATAAGGTATGGCCACTGTGACGCTGCTCATATCGCTGGGGCTGATGCGGTATGTCTGTCCATTGCTGATACGGTAATACACACGATAGTTGCCCAGTGGAATGTCAGCGAAACTGCCATCGCCGAATACCAGATCGATCTGATCGTTGATCCTGGTGTTTACGCTGTACAATGTGCGTATTCCACGAGCAGTGCTGTTGTAGATGGCATTGCTGCCAGCGGTGCTGGGTACCTGTGTCCACTGGTTACCTATAGTGCTATTATTGATTTCATACATCCAGATATCATTGTTATTGATATTCTGGTTGTTGATGCTGAACACACGATTGGCTACTTTTTCCGTGATGCTGAAATCCAGGCTGGTCAATGTGCCTTGTTTGAAATACAAGAAAAATCCAGTGTTGGGACTGCTGTTGCCACGGCTGTCATTCTGATATACGAAGCCAAATTGTCCACGTGTGCCAGGATCCAATTCGCTGATGGTGTCAGTGGTCAATATGCTGGCACTCAACACTTCGAAATTCATGGTGTTCTGGGCTACTAGACTGCTGAATCCGAACACAGGCAGTATGGTAGTGGGCACAGCAACATTATATTGCTCTGTACGCACACCATTGATTGTCTTGTTTGCATAGGGTTTGCCGATCTTTTGACCGCTGCCCAGTGCAGCATTGAACACTTGGGTCATCTGGCCTGCCCAATTGGCATTGTTGGCATCGTTCCACACGATGTTCACACGGCTCAGATTCTGGTTATTGATGTCTGTGATGCTTTCAGTGGTGTTGATGCTCTGTATCTTTAAAAATCCACTGGCGCTGCGATTGCGGCTGGGATTATAATTCAACTGTTTTACCAGTTTCAATACACTGTCGCGTCTTTCAGCCGTTTCCAGGAAATTTTCTCTGGCATTCAAATCGGTCCTGAACGCGATACTTTGTGCAGTGAATGCTATCAGATCCAACAGTGCCACATATTCTGAACTTTCGATGAAGTCGTTGAAATCTTCAGCATAATAGGTCTTGATGTAATCTATCATGACTTTTCTGATAGTTTCAAAGTCATAACTCTGGAAATCTGCTTCACTAAAAGTGGTGTAGATTTTCTTCCAGTCTTCAGTCGCGAATATGTTGGTTTGTCTAGTTGCCATTTTTTAATTCACCCAGTGTATTTATTAGCTGAATTATATGCTCAGTTATTAAATCACATACAATTTTTTTGTCTTGCTATCGAACAAAACATTGAGAGCTGCTTGTTTGTTATCTGGAGAGAATGTCAACTGGAAATTGAGCACCAGTCCACGACCATCCGGAGACTCTTGCACAGTGGTGTTTTGCACCACACTAAATCTGGGATCATAACTGATTATGCTGTCTATATTGGCTTTTATTTCTTGTTTGAGCGCATTTGTCAGTGGATCAAAAAGGCGATCCCATATGATACAACCGAAATCGGCTTTCATTAGTTTCTCGCCTTTCTTAATCTGCAGGTGATTCAAAAGGTCTTGTACTATCAGATCGTTATCCGATACCCTGTAGCTTCCGAAGTCTCTGTTTACTGTGCTGTAACCGCGATATAATGACATATGATATTTACCTTAACACGCTGCCTTGCCATTCTGATCGCCCATCATCATGCTGCCAGGAGCATTGGGGCTACCATTATTGGAACCGTTTGCTCCTGGAGGAGGAGTATTGCCTGTGACAGGAGGTCCAAATCCAGCATCGCTGCCTGCTGCATCTCTCTGTACATCAGTCTGATCTGCTCTGGCTTCTGTACCACCAGTACCAGTGCCACTGCTGCTGCCGTCCCCAGTCACGCTGCTGGCCTGAGTTGTTTCACCGTTAGCGCCTTGTTCTCCCTGTGGTGTTGTGGTTGTGGTAGTAACAGGACCGCTGCCATTATCCACAGTTGTTCTTGTCACAGTATTGCCATTACTATCGGTGGTGGTAATACTGCTACTACTACTGACCTGGGTTCCTGGGCTACCGCTTACCTGGGTAGTGACAGTCACACTACCGTCAGGACTGGTGGTGGTAGTGGTATTATTGACCGGAGTACCGCCAGCACTGGTTGTTTCTTGCTGAGTGGAACCTGCACCGTTTATGTTGGTATTGGTGCTCACATTATTGTTGTTGGATCCAGCATTGTTGTTTACGATTTCTTTGCCATCGGCATCTGTGATTTTGACACTGCTACTGCTGCTGCTGACACTGATATTGGTGGATCCATCGTTATTGGTCTGCACACTCGTGCTGCTGCTTTGTATGACATTGCCCTGAGGATCAGTGGTCACTGTCGTGGTGTTGCCTTTGTTGTCATTGGTTGTCACTGTCTTGTTTCCGTCGCCATCATAACTGACTGAGCTAGAGGATTTGTTGGTGGCCACTGGCGTTCCATTATCCAGTTTCACATCGTCCACTTTATAACTGCTTGCTTTACCTGTTTGGTCATAAGTGGTTACAGTTTTGGTACCGTTGTTAATATTAGTGACGCTCACGAGATTGCCATCTGCATTGGTTGTCACTACAGTGAGACCTTCCTGGCCTAATGTGGTAACTTTGGTGCCACCAAAGTCGGTATTTTTTACATCCAAGATAGTATCTGTCTGTCCTGCATTACCGGGATTAGAATATTTGGTGTCATTGGCATTTTCTGTGACATAATTGGTGTTGCGACTGGTTGTTTCAGTCTGAGAATTCACAGTCTGATAGGGGTCGGTCACTGTTGTGGTCACTCTGGTATCCACAGGTGGGGTATAGTCTACCGCCACTGTTTCAGTACCTGTGTTCGTGGCAGTGCTATCAGTGGCAGGTGGTAGTCCTGTTACTGGATCTACTACGCCTTCGTTGGTTTTGATATCGGCCGCGGCAGTGGCTTCCTGTTGGGCCACTGCGGTTTCTTTTTCGGCAACCAGTGCAGTCTCTCTTTCTTTACTTGCTGCCAGATCGGTCGTAGCTTCATTTTCCAATTTACGAGCTTGGTTACCTAAACTTTGGTTCTGACTGGTCAATGCTGCTGTTTGTGTTTTATAAGTGTCTGCATCAATCTTTCCGGTATCATACTGTTCCTGAACAGCTTCTTGTTTTGCTCTTACATCTGCCTGCTGCGCTCTCAAATCAGCTGCCTGTGCTTGTTTTTCCTCAGCTTGAGACTGGATTGCTTTTTCAGATTCGATCTTAGTATTAATCTCGTCCACTGATTTTTGTGCAGGCGGATCTAACTTAGTAGCACCATTTTCCTGCTCTACCTTCTGTGCGACAGTACCTTCGGGTTCCCCTTCCTTTTTTTCCGGATTGAGATCTCTGGCATCAGCAGGATTTGATGCAGACTTGGCACGATTTGCTTCGATCTCATCCAATTGGCTCTTTTTCATTGTTTCGCCACTGACCGGATCACGTACCATTGGATCGTTGGCATCCAATTTTTTCTGTGCCTCTTCTTTGAGCCTGATGGCTTCTGCGTTTTCCTTCTGTGCTCGTTCTGCACCTCGGATCATCACACCGTTGGGATTCTTGTCATTTGCCACTTGCCTGTAAGCAAGAGCATTATTGCTATCAGATTTACCAGGTTGTTCATAGATCTTATGGGTGGATACACCATTACCTTTAGGCCAGTTCTGGTCCTGGACCAGTATGTACCTGCCGCGTTCGTCCTGTCCTTGGTCCAGATATACCGCTGCGTGGTTGCCGGTGTCCCTGTTGGCATAGCTGCCTTTGTCTAGTGTGGCGATGACCGCTCCTGGAGGTGGTGGATTGTCGAATATGTTTTGGCTGCTCGCCGGTCTCCAGGTGCTAACAACACCGCAATCCGAATTATAGAAAGGATACATCACACATTGTCCGTTGCCCACGACCTTGCCCATCAGTTCTGGATTGGGAACGGAACCGCTGTATACAGCACTGGGAACGCTTGGGTTTATCCCACTGCCACTGTTGGTGTTGTAATCGGTGCTGTAGTTGGCACTGGAACTCCAGTTGCCACCGCCGCTGGTACCCCCACTGACATTGATACTGCCGCCGTTGCTGCTGCCTCCTGAGAATAGATTGTTGACAGCTTTGTTCACATATCCTGTAGCGATACCAGTAACTTTATTGACTACAGTGCTTATGGCTGCATTTTTAACTATATTCAACAGACTGCTGCTGCCTTTTTGGGCACTGGCAGTATAAACCGGACTGTAACCTCCGAAACCAAACTGCCCACTGCCGTTCTGCCAGGGTTTGGTAGTGGGAGCAATTGACTGGATCAGGTCAGTGGGAGCCACTCCCAGGCTCAGCGCACAACCGCCCAGTATCTGATTGTAGGTGTAAATTATCCTGCCTTGCACGAATTTTATCATTGCACTGATGAACGCCACACGGGTCTTGCCCTCTTTGAGGTTCACATAATCATTGGGCGCGATACCCACCAGGTTTTGTGTGAATCGGGCCAGGCTTTTCACGTTGTTATCAGTGACATTTGCCTGCAGATACTTGGCTATCAGTTGGATGCAGGTGAGTTTATTGCCCGAGTAATAGCTGTCGAACAGGCTGACGAATGCGGCTATGCCCTGTTCAGGCTTGGTATAGATGGCCAGGCTGTTGGCGAATCCCGCAGCGTATTTGTCATCAGGACCATATTGCAGATTACCAGGATTGTTTTGCAATTCCCCTGCACTGTATTTGGCTTTATCTGCCGCGCTCTGTGTCTTGAGGCTCACATCGAAGCTGGCACCTGTACCGTAACTGACATTCTGCAATGGTGTTGTGGTGCTGTAGTGTTGTGTCTTGGGATATTGTGGATTGCTGGTATTGTAGCTTTGCCCATTGTTGATCAAATTACTCACTGCGGTCTTGATGGTTGCAGTAGCGATACCGTTAACCACGCTATTGACCACCTTACCGAAACCGAAGCTGCTGCCTTGGCCTGCGTTGCCGTTGTTGTAGGCAGCGGCGTTGGTGTTCATATTGCTGCCTGCATTGCCTCCGGTCTGGCCAGTGGCATCAGGGATAGCACTGTCGCGCAATGAACCGGTGCCTGCACTCGTGCCTATGTTGCCAGCATCGCTGGCTGCTGCCGCTGCCTGTGCTGCATCATTGCTGCTGCTCTGTGCAGTGTTGCTGCTCTGCCCTTCGAAACTGCCTTGCTGGCCATTGTTATATGTCACAGGGCCTATGTCGTTGGTCATTGATCCATAACTTTGTGGTGTCATACCGCTGCCGAAATTATTGGTGGCACCGAACTCTCCAGCTGCGCCGTCTGGCTGGCCATTAGTGGCTCCATATGTGGGCTGTGCTGCCGGATTTGCAACACCACCTGATCCGCCTCCGTTGGTGCCTTTGTGTCCGGTCCAAGGTTCTTTGGTGGGCATCTGCATAGGCATCATCGCGCCGCCAGCGTCCATTGCTTTGGTGGCCATGGTCGTCTGGATAGTGGTACAACTGCCTTTGACATTGATGATGCCGCCGCTGGCCACCTGCAAACATTTGTCGCCTGTGAGATAAGTGTTCATACCTTTCAGGTGCAAGCCCATCATGCCGCTGATCTTGGTTGTGCCACCGCCTTTGATGTTGACATCTTTGCCTTCTATATTGACCGCCGCGTCGGATTTGATATCCACACTAGCTCCGTGTATCTTTATCCCAGCTTTGCTGTCCAGATTGATACCAGCCTGTGCATACATATTGACCTGTGCGCCGCTGTACACGTTGACATCGCCTTGTCCGTTCAATTCCACCCAAGCCGTGCCTTTGCTGTTGATGATGTACATGAAATCCTTGGTATCGTTCATCAGGATCATATGGCCGTTGCTGCTTCGCAGGCGGAACATACGGTTGTTGCCCTGTGCGTCACCATCATCCATCACGAATGTATGACCACCGCGCCTGCCTTTGGTCTGAGCACTGTATGTGACAGGATCCGGACCTTGATCGCTGCTGCCATCATTGGGGTCAGGAGCGTTCTGTTCCACATTTTGCTGTATGGGTTGGCCTGGAGTGCTGATACCGAAAACACTGCTGGGTGTTTCGCGGAAAGCACTGCTGGTTCCTGGTCCACGATCAGGGTCCTGTAACAAGCCCTGTGTGCTCCAGATCTGTTTTTGTATGTCGTGGCTGGCTTTCTTGAGTGTATGTACACTTGCTAGCGCACTGGGGTCAGCGCCGTTATCATAATATTCTACCACAGGATCAGGACTGCTGTGATCCACACTGGCACTGATGCCTGGCAACATATGCAAGCTGGGCCATTCAGGCACACAGGCGAAATAATATCCCCTGGCTGGGTCACCATTGACAAACATACACATGACTTTGGTTTCCAGATCAGGAGGGGTGAACCACATACCATAGCTGTGGGGCGCACTGGCAAAATCAGCGCCTTCCACTTTGTCTGTGACACCATAGAACGGCGTGCAGTAACTTACACTTCTCCAGCTGCTGTCATCATCAGGGTCACCACCCAGTTCCGGGATCCAGACCTGCAATTTACCGCTACGCAGGGGATCGGTATTGCCTTTGACAATGCCTATGAAAGGCCCTGGGGCCATCCTGACACCAGCTGCCGATTCGTGTACTGTATGACTTGCGGCTTTTCTAGCTTCTGTGTTTTGTAAGTTTGCCATTTTAGTTCACCTATATTATTATGGTTGTAAATTATCTTCCGAATACCCAGGACTGGTATTAATGGGCAAGGGAGGTAGTGCAGAACCGCCATACCCTGGCGGATTGGGTACGATAGTCTTGTTGTTGGCTTTTTCTGCCGTGGGATTGGTATTTCTATCAGAACTGACCACGACTTTTTCGTCTGATCTAACTTTAACCGTGGTGCTTTCCGTCTGATTCCTGGTGCGGACATTCAACAACTTCTGAGTGAACTTGCCTCTCTGGAAATAACTGGTGACCTGTATCACGTTATATGTGCCGCTGAATGTGCTGTAGGCACCATCCTGATTGAACAAGCCGCTCTGATCATCGTAGTCGGTATTGGGGGTGCGGAAAAAGAAATTGAAATATGTTTCTCTAGTGAAATTGACGCTGCCGTTACCTATATAGGGACTGGGTCCGATTTCCGGTCCAAACAACACAGTGTCCTGGTCTATCCAATCGGGATCTCCCACTATGGTTATATCCAGTTGTATCATATCAGCGTCATTATCGAACAACTTGTTCATCAATTCGCCCACGGCGATATTGCTCTGATTGATAGTGGTGGGACCAGTGTTCTGTTGGTTGGCTAGGCCTCGTGTGTATAGATATTTGGGCTTGCTCCATCTGGGATCAGTGGAACCATCATATTTGTCAGGCGCTGGTGGTGTATCTGATCCTGGAGTTTCATTGGTCTTATTGATGTAATTGGTGGGTACACCGTTTTTCAATTCGAAAAACGCCATCTTGTACTCTATGCCCACATTGATGACATCTTTGTTGTCACCAGTATAGATGTAATTGTACTGTTTGACGATATCGCTGCTTGCTGGTGGTTTCTGCCCGAAACCCTGTGCATCTTGTCCCAGGATCTGGTATGGTGTCACGACGAATCTCACAGTGCGCTGGTAATAATTGGTAGCTGGATCCACGGGCCCCCATTTGACCACAGGATTTATCTTGTAAGTATACAAGGGTTGATCCTTATTGGCACCATCTGGTTTGTGTTGATCAGTCATGAAGGTGCTTATCTTGATGATACTGCTGATGAAATCGGTTATCTTGGTACCAGCCTGCGCCCTGAAAGTGTTGTTATTGAAATCTGCCGTGAGGCTTCCCACTTTACCAGCCTGTATGGCATTGGGATCTTTACCGCTGGTCATAGCCACTGCACCAGTCTGGTATTTCTTGGGATCTGCTATCTTGGCATCGCCGATGGCTGGATCGAACCGGAATTCATACACATTGGGCAGTGTCTGGCCCTTGTTGCCTGATTTGGTTTTTTCGATTTCGGCATTGTTGAGAGCCTTGTCCAATCCTTTGATAACAGTGGTGGTGCTATTGGTGTTGCTGGGATTTTCCTGCACTGTGTTGAGCTCTGCTTCACGAGCACTCTTGGGTGCGGCGGTGGCATTGCCCTTGCTGCTGAGTTCTCCGTTGAACAGGTCTTTGACCGTGCTGGCTTGTACTTCCACATGGAAGGGAATCACATTGTCCAGCACTGTCTTGGCCATATCGTTGCAGGGTATGGCATCCACATAATATATGGCACCGCTGCTGCTGATCTTGAAAGTCATATTCAGGAGCGTCATTGGAATATACTTTGTTGTGTCTGGAATTACCTGAGGTATACCCTTATCATCATAACCTAGGAATTCTATCTTGAGACAGAAGAACGTGGTGTCCCAGGTGCCATCTGGATTGACTTCCCTGCTGGCTGTGATCAATCTGCCCATGAAATTGGCAGTGTAGGGTTCTGTCACTTCGAATTTGATCTTTATCACATCGCTGCCGCGGGTACGTTGTGTCTGTCCCACGATGGTCTGCATCTCCACATTGTCTATGCTGAGATCCGTGGGAAAATATTGGCTCCTCTCGTAGCCACCTATACCACCATCCGCACACACATAAATGCTGTTGGCCAATATGGCTTCACTGCCACCGTCTGGATTGATAGCACCTGTGTACATCTGGTTTACAGTGTCTCGCGGTATCATATGCAGACTGATCCTATAAGTCCAGTTGACATAATCGTGTAATTTGTTGCCGCGTATGGTACCTGTATCGCTCTTGCCCTGCCCACCTTGATTACTGGGTTTGGCAGTGGCTTTGCCGCCACTGGTGATCTGGAATCCGCTGGGCTCCAACAAACCAGTGGGTCTGACCTGTGTGTTGGGATTGGGGTTACTGGATCCTGATTGGTCCAGTGCGTTGTATATGGGTTTGATGGTAATACCTGTATTGCCGCCAGCCGGACCGTCTTCGAATTGCCCTTTATATTGTGCTATCAATTCTGGATTGATGCCAGACTTACCGCCTATCACCAGGGGTTTGGTCTGTGTTTCTGTTCCAGCTTTGGCAGCACCTGTGGCATCAGACGCCACAGGGGTAGTTGTACCACCGCTGTTGACAGTTGTGATTTTGCTTCCGTCCGTGCCTGTATTGACAGTCGCCCCGGATGTTTGTGCTGCTTGAGCAGCCACGGGATTTTCACTGGCTGGTGTGCTTGTACCAAGTATGCTGGTAGCTACCCCTGTTTCTGAAATGTTGACTGTCTGGAAATATCCGGCACTGCCAGTGATGTAAGGCGTGTTTAAAGGCGATCCAAATCCTTTCCTGCCTAAACTGAGTTTGTCATAACCTCCGTCCACTATGACTTTAGCCATGGCCTGGTCACGTTGTTCATTGGTCCATTCTTGTCCGTTAGCAGCCTGATATTGCTTGCTCAGATTTGTGATTTGCTGTTGCGCGGCTGTTAACTGATCTTTTGCTTCAAGGGTACTGGCTGGCATATCAGCCTCCCAGCGACTTGATCAGGGTATTTTTCTGGGGCAGATAGATGTGTGTGCCTGCCGTAAAATCCCACAGTGGATCAAGTAGAGTATTGGGGTTACGCATGGCGAATACCCACCACAGGTTGCTGTTGTGATACAGGTCGTTTGCCAATAGATCAGGACGCAGATGATAGGTGGGACTTATGGCAGCATAGATGTCATCAGCCTGTCTACCTATGGATCTGGGAACGAGTATGTCCAAAAACCTACCATCGAACAATGGAGTGTTGTAATATGGACTGGCTTGCCCGTAGTTTACCGGTGTGAATGCCATTATAACCAACCTCCGCTGCCACCTGGGCTACCTTGTATGAGACTGCCATTCACGAAATTATCCACACCGAATTCATTGCTGATTTTGTTTCTGCTCCATAGCGGTATGAGGTTCATATTGCAGTTGGCCAATGTGGGTACCTTTTGTTTGTAGCCTCCAACTTCACAACTGATGTAATCCACATCAGCAGGGAAACTGTAATCGAAGCTGCCTACGACTACTGGAATGTGATCGAAGGTGTAGGGTCCATATGCATCCAGGAACAACACCGGAGGTGGTGTTCCTGCCAGGCTGTCCTGTCCATAGAACATCTTTGTCACGGACCTAAAGAAGTGTATCACTGCCACTATGTATTCCGCTTCGGCAGGATAGTTTGCACTGAATTGGCCATTGATACCGATGCTGTTGACAGAACTGTGTTGGTAAAGCGGAGTGGAATAATTGGTATGTACCAGGTTTTGCATTTCATAACTGGCAGTGTGGCTCACTGTTATGGTGGGCGTGATGGGGAACAACACACCGCCTATTTGATTCAGTGGTGCAAGTATGCTGCTCTGTCCTATGAATTTACCGCTTTGATCGTAAATGATCACACGATCTTCTGTGTCATCAGCAAATGCTGTGCTGCTGTTGCCGCTTGCTGGTCTTAGCATACTACCGTTGCTGGCTCCAGGAGGATAACCGCTTCCACTGAGCCTGTTGACCGCGGGTGATAATGTGTTGTTCAAAACATTGTTCACAATGTTGACACCAGCATTGATAGCTGTGCTGACAACTGCTGTCTTGAGAGTCTGAGTGCCGTAATAGGCCAGATTGTTTATACCGTAATTGTAATAGTTTTGTGCAGGTAGGTTATAACCTATGGTTCCTGGCAAGGGATTTGCAGGATTATACCCATTATATGTGGCCAGGTTATAATTGGTGTAGTAGGGTTGACTGGCGCTGATACCAGCAGTGTTAAACCCTGTTTGGTTTACCTGTGGCGTTCTGCTGTAATATTGACTGGGTGTATAAGTGAAATTTACCATAATTAAATACCTTATTATATTTATTCTTTAATAATATGGCTATATAATGGTAGAATGAGTATCACCCCCACACCCACAAAGCGCACCCCATACTTAACCAATAAAGAACTGCTGAGAGAAATACACAAGAGTAAAAACAGCTATTGCAGCTATCTCACTCCTGATGATCATCAGTATGACATAATCCTGCCCAGCCTGAGCAAGGTCAATCAGCGCACAACCGCTGAAGCCAAACGCAATCGTGCAGATCGCATCGCCAAGCTGGCCTGGGAAGCCAAAACCGCCACAGGCGTCAAAAGTCGCCTGGACGATCACAGTATTGACTGGCACAAGATAGCCAAGACAGAAGTGATATTCCGTATCATCTGTTGGGATCATATTCCACTGGCACCTGGTCGTAAGAAGAGCCCCAAAGCTGTAGCTGACCATCACACCAAGGTAAACTTTCCTCCTTTCCAACATTATCGTTATGATGAGAATGACGAACTTGTCTGTGTGGGCAAGAGCCACTGGCAGGGCGGTTTACAGAACGGCTGGTTCAACAAGGACCACGGCAAGATGACTCCACAACTGGCCAGGATGTTTATCAAACTTTGCGAGCGTTACGGCAGCAAAGGCAACTGGAGAGGATACACCTACAATGATGAAATGCGTAGCCAAGCTCTGTTGCAGCTCAGCCAAGTGGGTTTACAATTCGATGAGAGCAAATCTAATAATCCTTTTGCTTATTATACTGCAACTATCACTAACAGTTTCACTCGCGTCCTCAACGTGGAAAAACGAAACCAACACCTACGAGATGATATCCTGGAGATGAACGGACTGAATCCATCATATACCAGACAGACGGACAATGCCATTAAGGCAGCAGAAATACCACCACCAGCTACGGACGCAGTTTAATATCGACTTTTTTGTGTGAATTTAGTATAGTGGTATCATGGCAAACTTGTTTAAACGTGCAGCTATCTTTACCGATCTGCATCTGGGATACAAAAGCAACAGTCAGCAATTCCTCACAGATTGTGAAAATTACATAGACTGGTTCATCAAACTGGCGACAGAACAAAAGTGTGATATGGTTCTGTTTCTGGGAGACTTTCATCACAATCGCAATAGCATTAATATTGCCACCATGGATGTCAGTCTCAGATTGCTGGAAAGATTGAACAACACATTTGATCGTGTGATGTTTATTCCTGGCAATCATGATTTGTATCACAAGGATCGCAGGACACTCAACAGTGTCAGGTATATTGAAAAATTTTCGAATATACAACTGATCAACGATCAGTATACCGAAGGTGGAGTGACCTTTGTGCCCTGGCTCATCGGCGAGGAATACAAAAATATGCGTAAGATCAATTCAGATTACGTCATGGGTCACTTCGAATTGCCGCATTTTAAAATGAATGCCATGGTGGAAATGCCAGATCACGGCGAGCTACAGACAGATGACTTTAGCAACGCAGGAACGATCTTTACTGGACATTTCCACAAGCGTCAGCAGAGGGGCAACGTGCATTATATTGGCAACGCTTTCCCTCACAACTATGCTGATGCCTGGGACGATGAACGTGGTGCAGTAATCCTGGAGTGGGGCTCGGAACCAGTATATTATAACTGGGACCAAGCCCCACGTTACCGCACCTTGAGCCTAGCACAGATGCTGGACGAACCAGACAAACATCTGGATGATCGCACACACGCACGTGTGCAGTTGGATATCAGTATCAGCTACGAAGAAGCCAGTTTCATCCGTACAGAAATGCAGAAATTATACAATGTGCGTGAACTCAGCCTCATACCCAACAAGAATCAAGTGCTGACAGAATCGGCTATCGGCGAGGTAGCCTTCGAAAGCGTGGATCAGATCGTGTTGAGCCAGATTTCAGGATTAGACACACAGCATTACGATCAAAAATTGCTGATGGAAATTTACAATAATCTTTAAAGAGTGTATAATACAGTATGTTGGAATTGCATAATTTAACTGTTAAGAATTTCATGAGCGTGGGCAACAACACCCAGGCCGTGAACTTTGACCGTAGAGACCTAACCTTAGTACTTGGTGAAAATTTAGATTTAGGAGGTGATGATACTGGGGCCAGAAATGGCACGGGTAAAACCACAATTATCAATGCTCTGAGTTATGGTCTCTACGGTCAGGCGTTGACCAACATCAAGAAAGACAATCTGATCAACAAGACCAACGGTCGCAATATGCTCGTGACCGTGGAATTCGCCATCAATGGCAAACAGTATCGCATCGAACGCGGTCGCAAACCCAATGTCACAAAGCTGTACATAGACGGCAACGAACAGACCGATTACACAGACAGCAGCCAGGGTGACAGTCGTGAAACACAACACGACATCGACAAGCTGCTGGGCATGAGCGTGGAGATGTTCCGCCACATTGTGGCACTCAACACTTACACCGAACCTTTCCTGAGTATGCGTGTGAATGATCAGCGACAGATCATCGAGCAGTTGTTGGGCATCACTATACTCAGTGAAAAAGCAGATGCACTCAAAGAGCAGATCAAACGCACAAAAGATCTGATATCGGAAGAAAAGATCCGCATCAAAGCTGTGCAGGATGCCAACGAGCGCATCGCCACGCAGATCGATAATCTCAAAAAGAGACAGAAACTTTGGATCGCCAAGCAGGAAGAAGATTGCAATAAACTGGAACGCAATCTCAGAGATCTGGCCGAAGTGGATATCGATGCTGAAATCGTAAATCATAAATTATTGGCAGACTATCACGATCGTGTCAAAAGGAAAGCAGATGCGGAGAAATGGATTAAAGCCATACAGCAGGATAAGGTTAAGGAAGAAAGAAACCAGACCAAGCTGGAAAAAGAGATCGCTGATCTGGAAAACCACACGTGCTACGCTTGTGGCGGTGCGCTCCACGATCAGAAACACGAAGAAGTCCTGTCCAGTAAACGAAAGCAACGACAAGAGTGCGCCCTACAGCTCTTGGCACTGAACACCCAAGAATTAGAACATCTGGATGTGTTACGTGAAGTGGGCAAAGTGGGCGATATGCCCAGTGTGATCTATGACACACTGGAACTGGCGCTGGATCATCGTAACACACTGGAAAATCTGGTGAAAGCACTCACTGCCAGAGAAGAAGAAGCAGATCCATATACCGATCAGATCACAGATATGGAGACCACTGCACTGGAAGAGATCACCTGGGATCAGATAAACAATTACACAAGCATCCAGGATCACCAGGAATTCTTGCTCAAGATGCTCACAAGCAAAGACAGCTTCGTACGCAAAAAGATCATCGATCAGAATCTGGCTTACTTGAACAATCGGCTGGCTGCGTATTTGTCGGCTATAGGATTGCCACACGAGGTCAAATTTCAGAACGACCTGAACGTGGAGATCACTGAGCTGGGCCGCGATCTGGACTTCGACAATCTGAGCCGCGGCGAACGCAATCGGTTAATCCTGTCTCTGAGCTGGGCATTCCGCGATGTGTGGGAAAGTTTGTACAAGCCTATCAATCTCTTGTTCATTGACGAGCTGATCGATTCAGGTATGGATGCATCAGGTGTGGAAAACAGTCTGGGTGTGCTCAAACGCATGAGCCGGGAACGCAGCAAAAGTGTATTCCTGGTCAGCCATCGCGACGAGCTGGCTGGTCGTGTGAACAACATACTCACAGTCACCAAGGAAAATGGCTTCACGTCTTATGGCAGCGATGTGGAGATGGCATAATTACCACTATGCCCAGCCCCAGTAAAAACAAAGGCAATGCGTGGGAACGCGATGTTGCCAAACATTTGACATCATTGTTCGGAGAAACATTCATAAGAGCGCCTGGATCAGGTGCTTACATAGGTGCAAGCAATCAACATCGCAAGCAGTATTTGCACGAGGGTCAGATCCGCAGTTTCAAAGGGGATATAATACCAGGTCAGAGCTTTCCCAAGTTTAATGCAGAGTGCAAAAGCTACAAGGATTTTCCCTTCCACCAACTTTTTTCCGGATCGGTTAAACAACTGGACACCTGGTTGGACCAGCTTATGGATGCGGCCGACCCCGGCGACTTCAATATCTTGATAATGAAGTTCAATCGCAAGGGCAAGTTTGTGGCTGTGGACTTCGATGCACACAGCGATCTACCATTGTTTGTCCAACATCATTTTCTTTACGAATACAGAGAAAAACGCTGGGCCATAATGGAGTATGATTTGTTCTGGAAACTAAATGCTGAATATGTAAAGGTTATGTGCCAATGACTATATGCACAATATTAACTGAACCACTGGCTAATTTACAGATAGAGATTACTGCCTATAATAACAAAAAAATAAAAGTATCTACTATTAACCAGAATTTTAAAATGGAGCAGGTCCACGGAGGGGTCAACACAGGCAAAGAAGATCGTTATGTGTTGTTGGTCACTGTGGAATTGGATCAGCAGTTCATAGACAAATATAAGAAAAACGTACCTGTTTACAAGTATGAATGTTAAGACGCGACATCAGACTATAAGCCAGCCGGTGTGGCAAAGTCTATTCAACAGGTCAGTGAGACCCCATTACACAGTTGCTGGTAGACGTTATGATACAAAGCTACAAGCCATACAAGAAACAGAAAAAATACGCAAAGCGACAGGAGATAGCATCTGGAGCATAATAAAATTCCACTGTTTCGATGAATTAACAGATCATGATTTCAGCATAGAACCTGCAGAAAGCTATCAGGAACTGTGCATACTAAGAGCGCATCAGTTGAGAGCAAAATACCAGAGCATCAGGCTATGGTATAGTGGCGGAGCAGACAGCCACACAACACTAAGAAGTTTCCATCTGGCCGGATTATCCATAGATGAAATAGTCATATTGCGTAACACCAGCATAGGCACAGATGCGCCTAGCAACACAGAAACCACCAATCTGACAATTCCCAGCATAGCCAGGATACAAGGATGGTTTCCTGGTGCCAAGATCACCAGTCTGGAATATGTGATAGATGTCAATATTAAAAACCATATAGATGACAAAGATTGGCAAGCCAGACTCAGCAAGCTGGTATTACAGAGTCCTGTGACCAGGAATATGGCCAACAGTTTCGATCTGGACAACAGTCTAATGATAGCTTACAACAAAACCAGCCATTGCGAATTGGTGGGCGAACCCAAGCCCAGTCTGATAAAAAAACAGGGCCACTGGTACACTTATATCGTGGACAATCAAATAGACACTAGCCTGATGTTACCAAATCTGGAATTGTTCCACTTCAGTCCAGATCTGCCACAACTATATGTGAAACAATGTCATATGCTGAAGAATCAATATGAGCTGCTGATGACAGATAAACCCGACAATTACAGCCAGACATTGGACAAGGATTTCACACAAAAAAATATTTTTTTGCAGAGATACAACGAATGGGACACGGATAATCACAGCCACAAGCATCATCAATATGCAAAAAGATTCGATCACAATGGCGACTTCAACACCACAGTGTATGCCATGCAGCGGTTCCAAAATGATGAATATTTCCACGATTACATAACAAATTTCCGTGAGGTTTTATTCCAAGAAGTTTATGATCCTCTAGCGGATTATTTCCATAATGGCAGATTATTCCGCACTCCAATAGGTATGATCAGTCGCTTCTGGAATCTCAGCAAGCCAGGTAGTGCCAGTTGCGATGAATTATGGCCATTGGGCTTCGGCAACTACTAAGTAAATCTGTAGCGCCGACAAGACGCCGGAATAAAACACGACGCGAGGAATACTCCTTTATCAGGCATAGCCCAGAGACGCCGTTCCGTATGCAGCATCACTGCTAACTCCCCATAAAATTCTAGACAGGACTTGCGATTTCCTGTATATTATCAGAACAAGGAGTGATTATGACTAAATTTTATAGATTATTTGTTGTGGCGATCCTGACAATGGGATTGCCCATCTCAGCAACTTATGCACAGACCAAACAGCCTAAATTGACGATAGTACAAGGTGAAGCACCTGCCAGCAGCGGCTTGGGTATGCAGAATCTAGTGATAGAGGAACTACGCAAGGGTTATGACGAGATCAATATCATCAGCGTCAGCAACTGTGACAAGGCAGCACAGGTCTACAACAGCATCACAGATACACCAGCAGTGTATATCCACACCAGTGAATACCAGTGGCTGAAAGAAGCAGGTATGCACACCTGTGGTGTCAAGATGTCACACGACAACATCTGGATGAATGTGGAGATGGCACAGGGTTTCTGTACCAAAGGTCCGGGTCCAGTGACATTCGAGGACTTCAAAAAGAGCAAGACTTTTGGAAGCATCGTGCCTTTCAGTCTCACAGACACAATGGTGGACCAGATCAACCGGGAACTTAAAACAGACATTAAAAAGATACCTTATAATGGCGGCAGCGGTCTGGCACTGACTGGTATCCTGAACGGAGAGATAGATTATGCTCCCATTGCCTTGTTCCGTGTGTTGGATATGATGGAAGACAAGCGTGTGGCCTGCTTCGCCAAATACGGTCAAAGCAACGACAAATTGCCCAGCATACGCAATTTCATTCCCGGATTCTCCCTGGGAGATTACGTGTGGAACGTAGCTGGTGCAGCCAAGAATATGAATGCAGAACAGTTGAAGTATCTGCGAGATTTACATCAGGCCAGCTTGAAAAAAGGCACAGTACTACGCAACAGCCTGGACAAAGGAATGTGGGATGTAGCACAAGGGGACGAAAAAGAACTTTGGCGCAGATATAAAATCCAAGAAGACATTTTTGTAAGCTCGCTAGCGGCAGCTAAGAAATGATAGGTTTTACATCTGGCAACATTCTGGTCATGACCAGCGGTATATTTGTGGGTCTTGTCAGTGGAATGTTGCCAGGGTTGACGATGATAACGCCCACGCTGGTGCTGCTGCCCTGGTTATTCCAGTTGACAGCAGCCCAGATAATACTCTGGTATGCCACTGTACTGATAACACATCAGTTCATAGGCAGCGTAATAGCCACTTATTACAGTGTTCCCAATGACGACGCACATTGGCCAGCAGTGCTAGAAGGTCACGCCTTGTACAAACGTGGATCAGGACCAGAGGCCATACAGGCAGCAGCTTTCGCTCATGTGATCACTATGATAATGAGTTTGCTACTGATGCTGGCCATAAGCGATGTAAGCAATCAGATAGCTTTGTTTTTCGATACCAGGATACAAGCGGCAATTATAATACTAGTGATAACTGGTGTATTTGCTGTAAACAGCGAACCTGTCTGGGTAAAATCACTGATGTTGATATGCGGCACAGCTTTGGGTTTCCTGGGAGAGTTGAACAGGCAATACCTGCACTGGGATATAAGTTATACAGATATAAATTTCAGCGATGGTATACCTGCTGTTCCCCTGATAGTGGGCATATTTGCCCTGCCCAACTGCATCAAAAACAATCAACAACTGCTGTCCACCGTCAATGTAGCACAGTTGCAAACCAAATTTTCAGATTTTAGGTACTATTTTACCAGCATATTTCACGGTTTGCTGGGTTTCATTTTCGGGTTGACACCGATGCTGACCAACGATGTTGCTGCAAATGTCAGTTATAATCTGCAGAAATGGTGGCGAAATTTCCGACAAAAATATCGTCCTGGAGATGTCAGCTGCCTAGTAGCAGCAGAAAGTGCAGCCAATAGTGGGGCTGTAATCAGTCTAATGCCGCTGTTATTATTAGGGATTCCCATAACAGCTAGCGAGGCAATGATATACAGTGTACTAAACAGCAAAGGGTATGCTTTCAGTTTGAGTAATTACGATTCCTATCTGATTCCTGAAATATTGGGCTGTCTGATCCTAGTAGGAATAGTGAATTATATCATAAGCGGTCCTCTCAGTGAGATGTTTGGAAAATTGTATCTGTTCCTGAAAGATAGAGCGTTATCGGTGATTTTACTGCTGTTGGCAGCGAGTGTGTTGTATCAGGGATATAATCTATATTCATTGAAAGAGTATTTGACTGTCATGCTTTCAGGCTTTATAATAGGTTATAGTTGTAAAAAATATAACTTTTATGTACTGATTTTTTGTTTCTTGATGGCTTCTCATACGCTGGATATTTTCTTGCGTATGTGGGTTTTCGCTAAAATTTATATACAAGGATAAAATAATGTTTTTGAACGATAGAGAACAGGGTTATAAAGACGCAGGGATCTATCATTTTGATCCCTACGCAGATACAAATGATATGCCGCAAATCGGTACATCACTGGATGCAGATATCTGCGATTTCATATACCAGCATATCAGCAAGCGTTTTACAGATTTCATTCCCCAAATGACCAGGAACAGTATGCAGCGCATATTGAAAACAGACATCAGCGGAGAAGAAGAAAGACTGGATATCCTGGAATATCAGACACAACTGGACTACAGCATTGTGATGAACAAGGAAGATCCTGGATTCTATATGCTGCAAATGAAATCCACAGATGAAATATACGATACTATAAAACAAAAAGTGGAACAGCAGTATAGCATCAGATTGAACGACAGGGCTAAAAACAGCCTGGGTTATAGCAGTGCTATAGGATTCGCCTGGCAGGAACCTGGCCAGACCACTGTCAATCACATAGACAATTATCTTACGGATTATGACAAAAGATCCAGCAGATATCAAGATCCGGGCCATAGGAAGTTGATATGTTTTCTGGAGGATTGGCAGCCCGGACAATTTTTCATGATGGGCAACAAAGTCAGCCAAAAATGGCAAAAAGGACAAGCTGTGGTACTCAAATGGGGTATGCCCCATAGCACAGCCAATCTGAGCAATAGAGTACGAATCACAATGATGTTAAAGGTAATGGCAGATGAAAATCCAAATTTACCCTCTTAAACACGTGGAACTCACGCTGGATCGAGATAGTATTGTGTTTTTCGAGCCAAGCGGCTATGGGCAATATATAGTGGAAGATACAGATCACAACAACCTGGTAGGCAGTTATAGGCTAGAAAAAGGCACGAAAATCACTTGTCTAAACGCAAGTATCAAACAAATGACAGTATCTATAGAAATTTTGTAAAAACAATATATAACATACAAGCATCGGCATCATAGGCTTCATAGGCTATATAGTCCCTTATAATCTATACATTTGAAGGTTGGCAGCACCCCGACATTGCTCGCTATTGGACACCGCACAGCCACGCGATAGGCTAAATGATGACAGCTCTGAGAAAAAGCAACTGTCGTGTAGACGATTTCAGTCTGACTGGGGATCGTATGCATCCGTTGGATTCAGCAGGATTAAAGGGGTACCGGCCAACCGCCCCGCTAGTAAAATAGTTTCGCAGTTAAGATATGGATAAGGACTCAACAAAAGTTCTTGTACTGATCCTGGAGACAGGATCAGTATGGCTTCAGATCTAACAAAAAGTTCCTAAGATTAATATTAAAAAAAAGTTAACGAACGAAGTGAAGTTAACTGGTTGCTGTCAAGCAACCATACCATAACCCATAACATTATGATACCAGATATAGAATGGATCAGGAATGGAAAAAGACCAACGACCTGGTTTAGTGATGGCGTGAGACTGATTGCTGGATAAATGACCCAGATGAGGTAAAATCTCCAGATCATTTATGGAAATTTTTTCTATCAGAACAGTTGCATTTAAACTTAGGTTTTTTATTTCAATTTCTATGGGTGTGAGCAGATCCCAATGGGTCTGGCTTATCTTGTCTGTTATTTCCTGTCCATTGACAGTCAATCTGTATTTGCCTTCAGCTGCCAGATGTATGTCAAGACACAGCTGATCGGCGGTATCAATAGCCAAGACGTCTGAGAAATTCTGTATATCTGGGTTCATAATCTGTTATCCTGTTGTCCCTGATCTTTTCGAAAGCCTTTAAAAATCTGGGTAGTTGTTTGCGGTATACATCTGCGTCTGCTGGTGTTTGATAACCGTCTATGAAATCTTTGTATTCGCATATCACATTGGCTATGCTCTGTGATATCCTGTGGGCATTTCGTGTATTCGGCAGCACGGTTCTTTTGAGGTCATGTTTGATGATCACCTGCTGTAACTTGTGGCTTATTTCCTTCCTGATATCATCAGGCAATAATTCCATCCTCAACACAGCTGGATAGGTCAGGATGTTGCAGCTTTCTGCACTCACATCATTGGCTATCATATATTCTGCCAATAGGTCCAAATGATAGATGCTGAAGATATTGGGTGTGATACGCAGGCTGACATATAGATTGGTTTTGGCACGTAGTTGCAAGAACTGATCCAGTATGCTCAATACGCTGCTGATGTCGCTGGGATATCTGATATAATCATTGAGAGAGGTCACTGTTTCTATGCTGCATCCCAGATGGAATTCTTTGAATTCTCTGGCATATCTTTCTATATTGCTGTTGTACACAGTGCAGTTGGTGGTGGTTCCCACGATGATGTTTTTGGCTATTCCTGCATCTATCAGTGCATCACACAGCAGGTAAAAGCTCTTGTCATATAAAGTTTCGCCACCCAGGAAATGAATATATTTGAGTTTATCCAGTTTTTTCAATTCTGTTACAAATTTATCCAGCAGATATGGATTCCTGGTCCAGCTGGTATACACAGCTGGTTGGGCAAATAGATCAGGTTCCAATTGATTTAGTTTGAGATAATCTGCGGCCAATTTGCTGCTGGCTTCGGGATAACACATCACACAAGCACTGTTGCAGGTGTTTCCCAGATCTATCTGCAGATCTACAGGTTGATAATCACTGTGTCCTGCATTGTCTGCACTGTGATGAAACATATCCAGGTGTGGGCTGCCTCTCAGAGACAGCTCGAAGTTGTCTGCTGTCACTGTGCTTTTCAACAGTTGCCGCCAGCGTCCATTCAACTTGTTATACTGATCTTGTTGATGACATTTTTTGCAGATGTCGGGTTTTGCACCTGTCAGCAGATCTGACCTGATAGCACACATATCATCGCTGTTGTAGAAATCCATGATGTTGTGTGTGGCTATGTTGTAACCATTTGTTTTATCATCTATGCCCCAGCGACAGATCTTGTAATCGCCGTTATAGGTCAGTCTGATGTGTATCCACGGGCTGTTACAGAAACTGTCTCGCAACATCAGAAGAAAGCCAGGCCCGATTTCTTAGTGGTTTCCATATTGTCTTCCACTATCTTGTTGATGATGTTGCGCTCGTGGACGCTCATATTCATCGCTTCGGTATAGTTGATTCCGCCACGCATGAACCAGCACATCCTGAGCACGTTTGTTTTGATCTTCCGCACATCGCCTTCGTATCTGGCCACTAAATCAAGAACTTCTTGGTGTTTGAGTCTTAAGATAGTGGCTCGAAAAAATTTGCGTAATCGAATTGCACGTTGACATTGTACTGGTGATCACATTCTTCACAACTAACCCTGGCTGGTGGCAGATCTGCCACTTTCTTGTATTCGTTCATACGAGCCTGGATGGTACGGATGGTGCTGTTGCTGCAATTATTGTAAAATTCATTTATGAAGTTGCTGTCTGTGACAACTTCCCCTGTCTGGGTTGTGATGCTTTCGGTGCTCAGTGCCAGCAGCGCGATGCTGCCATTGACCAGTTTTTTCAGATGCATATCGAATTGTGTGGCTTTGGCTTCATCATCCAGATTCTGATCATCTATCAATTGGATGATGCGCTGTTCTTCGAATCTGGCAATGTCATTTTTATTGCTTTGCTGGTAATTAAGTGGACGGAATTTGAAACTCAAACCATCTGCTAGCAAAGGCGTGTTGTAATCAGGGGCACGAACCCTCATGAGCACATCTCCCAGACCCAGACCGTGGCTGGTTTCGTGGTTGCACTTGGGGCAACCACTCTGCATTTCCATCGTGTCGCCATAGGTGGCGATGCGGATGGCTATCAGTAAAGCATCTGCATCTATCGTGGGCATAGCCCAGGCGTTCTTGATTTCAGGACAGCAACTTTCGATGACACTGACCACGCCTTGACCGTTCATGAGAGCATCTGGTGTGCGTAGTGTCACCTCGTCCCTGGCTGTCATTGGCATCACGCCGATTTCGCCATTGGCTGGCATATCTATCGTTCCAGGAATCCAGTATTTGCCCTCGCTGGGTAATTTCAAGAAAACCGCAGGCTGACGGAAATGGCTTACTAGAGGATTTGAATTTTGCATTGATACTGCTTCCATAAATAATGATGATACACTTATATACGTGTATTTAACAGTGAAGAAATCATGGCAGAAATATCAGCAGCACAATTAGAAGCATTTGCCCAGGCTATGACACAGGCGCAAGCCCGTGTGGGTGGACTGGATGGTGCTCTCAGCGCATTACGTGCTAGGATAGATGGATTGAATCGCAGTATGCGTGGTGTCATGGATGATGCCGCCAATGCTCGTGCAGACGCTGCTGCTGCCAGCGCAGCTAAAAAACGATTCCTGAATGAGCAATCTCAGATAGCCTCTGCTGCACAACAGGGACGTATCAGTCAGCAACGTGCTGCTCAGATGGAAACAGCCAGTCGTGAAAGATTCGCTGATGCCATGGACAGCGTGGGAGATAACCTCAGGACTAGCCTGGGTGGCATCAGCAGTGCATTGAACGCCAGCAACAGCCAGCTGTTCCAATTGACTGAAAATACCAAACGCTATAATGCTGTTCAAGGACAGACTATCAACGGGCTTGTAAGCCTAGCCGGTTATGCTCGCACACTGATCCAAAGTTACCAGCGAGGTGGCAGCAGTCTCAACGATATGGCCATGTCCATCGATGCTGCTAAAGTTGGTTTCAGTATCGTAGGAAATGTGGTACAAAATCTAGGTTCCAGTCTTGGTAACCTAATGATCAGTGCCAATCAAGCCAGACGTGGTGATGTTGGTCCTGCAGGCGGTGCTGGCGCTACTAGTAATTTTGCCAGAACAGTGGGCAATGCAGCCAATGGATTAAGCAGTGCATTCAGAAGTCTAATAAGCGGCGTATTGCCCATCTTTACCAATGAACTGCAGAGCGCATATGAAACATATATGCGTATGAGCAGTGCAGGCGGGTTGTTTACAGACGGTTTGCAAGGTATGTTGAGTAGTGCTCAAGGTTTGGGTCTTACCATTGGCGAACTAACAGATGTAGTCACAAACAACAGAGAAAGTTTAGCTGGTCTGGGTATGAGCGTGGGCGAAGCAGCTAGGCAGATGGGTGAAATAGGCAAAATGATCCCAAATAATACTATCAGACAACTACGTATGTTAGGTATCAACGCTAAAGATCAGGCAGATGCCATGGCTGATGTGATGAAAGATATGCGAGTTAGCCGCAATTTCAATATGCAAGATGCTGCTCAGCGACAGCAGATAGCTGACCAGACAGCTATCTATGCCCAGAATCTTAAAACTTTAAGCGCCATAACTGGAGAAGATGCCAAAAGGAAAACGGAAGAAACACGCAAAGCCAACATGGTACTGGCGTTTCAGCAAAAACTATCCAATCTGGATCCCACAGCTATAAGCAATATCAATCTAGGTATGTCTACCATGAGCCGCGAGATGCAGCAGGCGGTAAGAGAACAGACTGTATATGGCAGGATAGTCACACCTGAATTGGCAGTCATGGCACAACAGATGCCTGCTTTTGGTGCTGCTGTGCAGGAATCGGCCGAAGCTGTGCAAGCGGGTACATTGGATCAGAAACGAGCTCTGGATATACAAGCTAAGAACAGCGAAGCGATGCAGAGGCAAGCTCTAGGTGCTACAGCTATAGGCCGTGGAGGCATGGCCCCTGGTGCAGATGGATTGCTACGTGGTACAACTGAAGGAATGGCCAATCAACTGCAAAGGGCCAGGGATATAACCGAAGAATCTGTGAAAAATGCACAGCAGCAGCAAAGGGATCTAACTGCTAATCCTCCACCTGAAGGCGGCGGTCCTCTGGCAACAACCAGAGCAATGGTAGATGCTGCTCAAGCTGGGCGAGAATTGGCTCTTATGATCCAAAAAGAATTATTAGGACCCGAAGGCCCTATGAAAATGTTTGCCAGCGGTGTGAGAGATATGACCACAGCCATGGCAACCGCGCTGGAATTTTTTGTAGGTCCCAGAAACAAAAACGAGCTACCACAGCCCAATATACAACCTGGCAATCCTAATACACCCAGTCAGTTGGGAGAGTTGCTGAGTCAATTAGGTGATGGATTAAAAAACATATTCCGTGATGCCGGTAACATAATAGCAGAAACCATAGGCCGAGCACTGGGCTCCACACCCACCCGCCAGTTGGCGATGGGTGGTGTCATCAGCGGTGATCCCAAAGGATTTTTAGCAACACTGCACGGAAACGAAGCGGTTATACCGCTACCAGACAGCTTGCGTGGTCCTGAATTTGCTCAAGCTATGCAGAATCTAATAGATCAAGACAAAGCAGGAGCAACTGCTACGAACGGCTTTTCCAATGCTGATGCGATTGGTTTCACAGATGCTTTCGACCGCATCACCAAACCAGCTGCCCAAGACCAGATAGAAGTTTTGACAAATATTAAAGATTTGATGGAAGAAATGGTCAATTATAGCCGTAGTATAGCAGGGCATACAGAATTGACAGCTGTCAGGGTTTCATAAAGTCTGTATATAAACAGATAAATATTACCAGAGGATTAATAAATGGCCTGGAAGAAACACTGGCGTATCGTTAGCGACGGCGCCTATAGCCCCGTAAATGGCAGTATCACTGACTACAGTGCAAACAGCTATCTGGGTAATCAAGCTAATGCAGCTTATAGAAATTATCAGAGCATGCTGCCTGACATCTATTCTGGTCATCCCAATCGTATCGATCGTTATACACAATACGAGAATATGGATCTGGATAGTGAAGTAAATGCAGCCCTGGATATCCTTTCAGAGTTTTGCACCCAGCCCAACGAAGATACACGCACCGCATTCGAGATACATTTTCACGAAGATGCCAATGAAAATGAAATGATGATCCTGAAAGAACAGTTGATCAGTTGGTATAATCTCAACGATTTCGATCAACGTGTTTTCAAGATATTCCGTAACACATTGAAATATGGCGACCAGGTTTTCATCCGTGATCCAGAGACCTACAAGTGGTACTGGAGCGAAATGAACCGCGTGAGTAAACTGATCGTGAATGAAAGCCAGGGCAAGAAACCCGAAGTTTACTACATCAGAGATCTGGCTCCCAACTTACAGAACAGCACTATAACCAAAGCGCCAGGTCCCAACGACAGCTATGCACACGCTCCGTATATGGGCGGCAGTCGCAGCTATACAGCAGGTGGTGAAGTATTCAGTCCCAACACTCGTTTTGGTGCTGGCAACAACGAATTTCCAGTTGCAGCAGAACACGTGATCCATCTCAGTCTCACTGAAGGGCTGGATGTCAACTGGCCATTCGGCGTCAGCATACTGGAAAGCATATTCAAAGTGTTCAAGCAGAAAGAACTGCTGGAAGATGCCATCCTGATCTATCGCATCAGTCGTGCGCCTGAACGCCGTATGTTCAAGATAGATGTGGGTAATATGCCTGCTCACTTGGCCATGCAGTTCGTTGAACGTGTGAAAAATGAGATAAATCAGCGCCGTATACCCACACAGGGTGGTGGTGGCAACAATCTCATGGACGCCAGCTACAACCCTATGAGTATGAACGAAGATTACTTCTTTCCTCAGAGCGCAGATGGCCGTGGATCCAGTGTGGAAGTGTTGCCAGGTGGACAGAATCTGGGCGAGATCGACGATCTCAAATTCTTCACCAACAAGTTGTACCGCAGCTTGCGTATTCCCTCCAGCTATCTGCCCACAGGACCAGAAGATAGCGAACGTGCTTTCGTGGACGGTAAAGTTACCACAGCACTGATCCAAGAGTTTCGTTTCAACGAATACTGCAAAAGACTGCAAAAATACATCGCTCCCAAGTTCGATACAGAATTCAAATTGTTCCTGAAACATCGTGGATTCAATCTGGACAACAGCATCTTCGAACTGCGTTTCAACGAACCGCAGAACTTTGCTGCTTATCGTGATGTGGAATTGAACAACAGCCGTATCCAGGCATTCACCAGTATCAATGCCACCGATTATCTCAGCAAGCGTTTCATGCTCAAGAAATATCTGGGTCTATCAGATATCGAAATGGCAGAAAACGACAAGATGTGGCACGAAGAACGTGGTACCAAGAAACCCAGCAGCCAGTTGCAGGGCAGCGATCTACGCAGCGTAGGTGTTACACCAGGTGCGCTCAATACGGATATGGAAGCACTGGATGACATCGGCAACGAACCTGATCTCAATGCAGGAACTGGTATGCCAGAAACACCCAACGGCGAGGTTGGTGCAGGCGGCACAGCTGGTATGGGTGGTGCGGGTCCGGGTATGAGTAGTGGCCAGACAGCAGCTCCTCCTGGACTGGGTGGATAATAAATAATCTACTGGAGAGCCACCTAATGTTATTACAAGAAATGTTTATGCATCAGAAACCAGAATACCAGGATCTGAGCAGCGACCAGAGCGTGGCCAAACCACAAGATCTTCGCAAGACCAAACTTACACTGGCACACATAAATCAGTTGCGTAAAATGAACGATCAACGTACCGTAGAGTATATGGAAGAACTGCAAAATGTGCAGGTCCAATACGGGCAACCGGCAACACCGCCGCAATAATGCCTTTTGGCTCATTTTGAGCCCGTTTAAACATATATTTAAACACATAGATTAAATATTATCACAGCACAGAACCCCACAGGAGTTTTTAATATAATGCGTAATTACGAACAACTAATTGAGTACATCATTAATGATGATCACGAACGTGCCCAAGAACTATTCCATGCTCTTGTGGTAGAAAAAAGCCGTGAAATCTACAATGACCTGGTAGCAGAAGAAATGGACCAGGAAATTGAAGAAGGTGGCGAAATGGATATGGATCAGACCGACGATATGATGGGCGACATCGAAGCCGATCACGAAGGTATGGATTCAGATGATATGGGCGACCACGATATGGACCTGGATATGGGCGACGACGAAGATTTCGGCGACGAACATCACGGCCATGAAGATATGGAAGATCGTGTGATGGATCTGGAAGATGCATTGGACGAACTGAAAGCAGAATTCGAAGCCCTGATGGCTGACGAAGCTGGTGAAGATCACGATATGCCTGCGGAAGGCATGATGCGTGAATATGTGGAAAAAGTAGGCGAGCCATACAAAGGCGAGTTTGGTGGTAGTCCACGTAGCCAGAACGTAGGCGCCAACACAGGTGATCACGAAAACACAGGCGAGCGTAACACCAAGAGTGTTGTAGCTGGCAAGAACGATATGGGTGGTACTGCAAAGAACATCGCTCAGAGCGAAATGAACGAAAATCCAGATGACAAGCAGTACAAAGATCCTTCCAATGCCTATGCAAAAGGCCGTGGTAATCTAAAGGGTGCTGGTAGTTTTGAAAACGTACCTGGTGCAAAAGCTGGCGGAGCATTTAAAAATGCTAAAAAGCCACAGAGCACTGAAGGCAAGTTTGCAACTGGCGGCGGTCCAAACGTAAACAAGAAAACACCTATTGCTCGCTAAGGAATAAAAAATGAACAACCTACTTGTAGAACATCTTAGCTATGACCAAGCAAAAATGGAAATGACTCATGCGAATGAGGGCAAAGATCTTCACTTGAAAGGTGTGTTTATCCAGGGTGGATTGAAAAACGCCAACCAGCGTGTTTACCCTGTGAATGAAATCAGCAAAGCCATTGAGACACTGAATAAGCAGATCAGAACTGGTTATTCAGTGCTTGGTGAAGTTGACCATCCAACTAACCTACGCATCAACTTGGATCGTGTTAGTCACATGATCACAGAGATGTGGTTAGATGGTCCCAATGGCTATGGCAAAATGAAGATCCTGCCCACACCAATGGGTAATTTAGTTCGCACCATGCTAGAGTCAGGTGTAAAACTAGGAGTAAGTAGCCGCGGTTCAGGTAATGTCAACGAAGCCGACGGCGCAGTCAGCGATTTCGATATCGTTACTGTGGATGTAGTAGCCCAACCAAGTGCACCAAATGCCTACCCTACTGCGGTTTATGAAGGTATCATGAACATGAATGGTGGACATCGCGTATTGGAAATGGCTAGAGATGTTAAAAATGATCAACGAGCTCAGCGTTACTTGCAACAAGAAGTTGCCAAGTTTATTGCTGAGTTAAAGATATAAGTTCGGGAGAAACATTAATGTTCGAAGCTCTAAAACCATTACTAGATAGTGGTATCCTGAACGAAGAAACTCGCCAGGGTCTGGAAGAAAGTTGGAATAACAAACTTACAGAAGCTCGTGAGCAGATCCGTGCAGAAATCCGCGAAGAGATGGCCAGTCGTTATCAACACGACCGCACCGTCATGGTGGAAGCTCTGGACAAGATGGTAACAGAATCACTATCAGCTGAAATCGGTAAGATCGCTGCTGAGCGTGAAGCTATTGCAGAAGACCGTGTAAAATTTGCAAACAGAATGATGAACAAAGTTCAGAATTTTGACAGTTATCTGTCAGAATCACTGACAGCTGAAATTGCCGAACTACGTGGCGATCGTCAGCAAATGGCTCATGCTGTACAAAAATTAGAAGCATTTGTAGCTGAAAATCTACGTGCTGAAATTGCAGAATTTGCACAGGACAAAGCAGATTTGGCTCGTACCAAAGTTGCTGTTGTTGCTGAAGGACGTCAACGTCTGGAAGCTCTAAAAGATAGCTTTATCCAGAAGAGCAGTGCTATTGTGGAACAAACTGTCACTAACCATCTACGTTCAGAACTAAATCAACTTAAATCCGATATAGCAGAAGCCAAGGAAAATAACTTCGGTCGTAAGATTTTCGAAGCCTTTGCAACTGAATTCGGTGCTAGCTACCTAAATGAGCGAGCAGAAACCAAGAAGATGGAAAATGTTATTGCTAAGTTGCAACGTCAGATTTCAGAATCTCGTGAATCTGAAGAAAAAGCTCTGGCTGAAGTTAGGAAGAGAGAAAATCAAATTCGTCAAATCAACGAAACACTGGAACGTAACCAGAAAATCAATAATTTGCTGAGCACAATCAGCAAAGAAAAAGCCGCTGTAATGTCAACACTGCTGGAATCAGTCCCAACAGATAAACTAGACGCAGCATTTAAAAAGTACCTGAAACCAGTTATGGAAGGCACTGCAACTACTCCTGTTGTTGAAAGACAGCAGATTGTGGAAAGCCGCGCTGAAGTTACCGGAGATCGTGCTGTTAAATCAGATCCTAGCTCAAACAATATCATAGAAATGAAGCGTTTGGCTGGTCTTGTCAGAAACTAATATTGGAGATAGTAAAAATGACACAAGAACTAATTGAAGGTCGTTGGA